GAGCCACCATATCGCGCCATATCCGCCATATCGCCAAGCTTGCCTTTATTAAAATCTTTTTCGCTGACGCCAAAAACGTTTTTAGCCAAACTTGCGGCGTTTGCTAGTGTTGTTCGTTCCGTCGCGTTTGGCTTACCCCCTGCGCGAATTTTGGCTTGAATTTCCTTGACTTTGTCAACAAAGTAGGCCGCATCGTCGGATATGTCTGGGCCGTAACGTACTCCTGGCATAATGTTCCTTACTAAAAGTCTTTTTACAAATATACCAGAAATATTTATCTGTCAGGATTTGGGGGTCTTTCAATAGAGACCGTAGATGACTCTAGTGAGCCAGGCGGAGCCTCGATTGGAATCCATGCCCTGGCGTAATTATGCTCTTTGATTTTTCTCACTTTATAGAGACTTCCGTCAAGCATTAAAGAGAGTTCTTCTGAACGCATGCAAAGCATGTCTTCAAAATCTGAAATGCCGTATTTGCCAGAGCGTCTTAGTGTTCTAATGATGTCGGATGTCTTGGGGGCGAGCACATGGGAGTGCCCCCTGTTGAGTCGAAGATGCATCATCATGGCATCCATTTTGTCGACGTCGTGATAGACGACTGGTATTTTCCCCTCACTCATGGCAAGAATTTGTGGAATATTCGTTGCCAGTAGATATCTTTCTGAGCCGTCGATTATCTCCCCAGTGGCAAGCCTGACGTGTATCGGCTGAATAAAACCAAACTGAGACAAAGAGGCAGAAATGACAAGCATCTCTGGACGCAGGGTATAGGTGGCTTTCCATTCAGGAACAGAAAGCAGGGATGGTTCAACGTACTCGATTTTAATATTCATAGATATCTGCTCTTTCTAGTTCCAGTGCTCGTACAGCGTGAGCTCTGGTTTTGGGACCCACAGGGGTTGGTGAATTAACGTCAATATCGTTAAGCATTAAGTTTCTTATCAGCCAGCTGACTGGATATCCATGAGGGTCGCTCAGGTGTTTCTTTCTAAATTTTGAAACATAAACACGAGCCTCGGTCTTTCGTCTATCACCTATTAGGTACTTGTCAATAAACGCAGACGCCCCATCAAATCCTCTTCGCGCATAGCTCTCTATGAGTTTTTCTGAATCAAAATCAGCCCACAAGCGTCTTTGGGCATCTATGTATGGAAAGCAGTCAAACAGTCTGTCGTAGAATTCTGGCTCAGTAGCAACTACGTCACCTATTCTGCGAATTGCCGTAGCATGCAGAGGGATGCCGACTCTCGTGTTGCTCCCCGTGGTTACAGCCAGGTCGTAATACTCACAGTATTCCGCTTCATGTTCTTCAATAATAAACTTGAATACATCATTCGTATTCCAGTCGTAGATTATTTTTGCAAACTTTAAAGGGATTCCCTTTTTTAACTTGTATGGGATATTGATGTAGTTCTCGTGCAATTTTTGAACTACAGAGCGATAACGAACCATTGATTCACTAGCCCTAACACCGGTCAGGAAAGCCACGTTTCCCTTTTTCCCCTGCATCGTGTAATAGTCGGTCTGCTCAGGAAGAGAAACTTCATGAGTTAAACCAAAATGCTTACCACTAATGGCCCACGGAGGCATGGGTCTAACCCATCTGTCTTGTTCGAATCTTTGCTGGCTCCACAAAATAGTAGTAAGCCTGTGACCTAGAAACCATATCTCTGCAGGGTAAGGAAGGCAGTACCACTCCATATCAACCCAGTCGTAGTTGCGAACCTTTTCCACGTACTTTACGACAGTAGGACTGACCATCTCTTCGTCTCGAAAGATTACCTTTACTGGACCAAGGCCTCGCTCTTCATGTATTTCTTTTGCTAGATACAGAATCGCAGTGGAGTCTTTGCCTCCAGAGAACTGTACACAGACAGTATCGAAGGTGTCGTAGACGTGCCGTATTCTCTGTCTTGCTGCGTCAACGCAGGACATATCAAGAAATAGGCGCTGACGAGTCATTTAGTATCTTGCGATTTGAGTGAGGCGTGATACCTCGGCACGAAGCTCGTTGTTCTCGCGCATCATGTTTTCAGCTACGCTTTTCCAGTACGTTGCTTCAGAGATGCGAGTATCAAGCGCCTCTAAAACTTCAGCGCACTCGGCCGGCGATACTTTTCCTCTGCCGAGGAGGTATCTACATTTTTGTTCTATGGTCTGTTCCATTGGTAATCCTATATTTCTATGTGTTGGTCTATGAAGTCGATTAGTTTTTCGGCCATTGTTACGCCAGCAACAGCTGGGTCAGCTTTTAGCCATTTCATGAATTCATACCATCGTGCTTGTTGGTCCGTGTTGTCAAACACGATTGTGTACTGAACGACGGCTCTTGGTGCCGAGCCAGGAGCAATTGTTGTTGAACCTCTAATTACTGCATCGTTTTGATTCATGCCTGGCATGATGTCGATTCTCTGTTTTCCGTCTCCTGTTTGAGTTACTGAAACAACATTTCTATCCATTTCTGGAGCGTCTTTAACTAGAGCATCTTCATCAGAATCTTCATAGTCGGAAAATTTATCAAGCCGAGAACTAAATCCGTTTCCGTAATCAGAATTAATTACAGGGGACATAAATCCAGCCCCTGGCTCGACTACCCGATTGTCTTCTCTGATGAAGCGCTGTTCAATTTCGGCTGTTGAAAATTCATCCCATCCCAATCCAGTTAAAAGTTCTGGATAAAAGTCGACCATTTCTAAAACAAACTCTTCAAGAAGTTCTGGCTCGGTGTACCCAAGCTCCATTGTTCGGTTGTCAGCAATAGCAAAAGCCATGGCCCTAGTGTCATCGACGTCAAACTGAACAGCAGCTATCTTGTCCCACCCAAGAAGTTTTGCTGCTTCTAGTTGGTGATTGCCCGCTATGACGGTTGCTGTACCGTCTCCGTTGGGTCTTATCACTATTGGTTTAATCTGTCCAAACTCGGCGTAGGATGCCATAATCGCATTAACGTCTCCTCTTCGTGGATTGTTATGGAGGGACTCAAGAAGGCTTATGTCGAAAGCCAGGGATTCCAGAGATTCATGTATTCCATTAGCCATATCTATACCTGAGACCTTACGTTGGCATTGAGTGTTCTGATTGCGTCCATTGATGCGCGAACCGAGGAAAGCTTTTCTCTTTTTGACTTAACCAAAGCTTCAGCGCACTTATATTCAAAATGTTCTTGGTCTAATTTATAATCAGCCCAAGCCTCTCTTTCCTTAATTGAACCCTTGGCTGATAGGTACTCTCGCGCCCAGTTCGCCTTATAGAAAGACTCTTTCTTAGCCATGTCCATAGATAACGACTCAAATTGTTCAGTTTCCTCTTCTAAGGAATCCATTAAACGAATCAATTCCTGTTCAATGTCAATTTGGCTTATTGGAGAACTTCTCATACTTTTATTCACACCTATCCTTCTAGTGGAGACCAGTCTACTTTGTCAAGTGCAGAAAGTTGCTCTTTTGTCCATTCCCATTGAGTATCTATTCCGAGGCGAACCATTCCCATTCGCTCAAGAACCCATGCATCACATTCGTCGTTCCCAGATGCTCCACTAAATATAATCCCGGTCTTTGCTGAGATGGCAGAAATGACTTCTCCTTTTGATGCATTTCCTCGTCCAGTTGCAAACTTTGCACGACAGGTGGGCGGGATTTCAACAATAGGAATATTGCATTCAAACAGTGTCATCCTAATGCAGCCACCGAGTTCGCCAATACTGAATGCTTGTCCACTTCTGGAAGCAAACGAATAACCTTCAATCAGAACGCAAATGATTTCATTTTCTAAGCACTCATGCAACACGGTTCTTGTGATGTCAGAGAGACGCTCGGCCCCTTTTGCTTTAGACCGTACAACGCTGGTCACGCCGTCCATGGATATTCCTGTGGATGTTAGTGAGAGGTCAAGACCCATGAGGCGCATAGTAAGTCTGACTATAGCAAATAAATACAAAGGCAGGCAGTCGCGTTATTGCCGCGCCAGCCTGCCCATGTACCTATAATGTCCCCAGGTAGCGATTCTAAGGAGTGATTAAATAATACATTCATTCCCAAGAATGTTTTGCTAATCCTAAAGAAAAGGCCAAAGAAGGCTCTTCACCAATCCTGGTATGGCAGGCTCTGCAGACTGTTACCAAGTTTTCTTCGTCAAGTATTGACCCGCCTTGAGACCTTCTTATTAACTCATGCACGTCTACGCTGTTTTTATGAATAAACGTTGTCAAGCCGTCATGTTTGGCAAAAACTGGACACGCAAAGCAAAAAGGAAACTCGGCAAGCATAGAAGAAACGATTTTACGTCTCTCAACATAAACCTGTTCCGTTTTCTTGCTTCTTTTTGGGATTGGTTTAGTTCCTCGGTTTAGTGAGGTTCGTTTTAACGGTGTTCGCTTTAGTGGTTTCCTTGGCTTCATCTAAGCTAAAGAATACAGCACTAGAGGTTGTCGTTGTTTATAGAATCAAAAGTCCACTTACTGTCAAGGCATTCCCACAAAGAACGGTCGATTGCCGTATCTTCCAGGTCAAAGTCTCTCATTAGTGTTCTATGAGCGATGATTGCTCTTCTGTAGAAATCGACCTCCTTCCACCCGTCTTCCAGAGTGGATTCGCCAGTCTCAATCATTACGCAAACTTCGTCAAGCCGACGGTCAACATGGTACTTAAACCTGTTTATTCGTGTTGCTTTTTCGTTGTAATAACGCTGTGTCTCGTCATTGAGTTTTTTAAACTTGAAGTCCAACGAAGAGTATCGTTTTTGGTCAGATTCACTATCTGCCTCAATACTTTCTATTTGTCTTTGAAGGTTTTCGGACAGGGCAAGCAAAGCTCTTTTCCATCTATCCCAGTTTTCGACCAGCCTGAGCTCCGCGCGCTCCAAAGGGGTAACTTTGTTTTTTACCTCTTCGGCGACCATGCGAGCAAAAGTGTCATCATTCCATCTTGAGTTCATATATTTTTTGGGTCACTGCCACGCAGGGCATATTTTCTTAAACCCACACCAGTTACATAAAATGGTTTTGTTGGGTTCAAAATATCCATTCTTGCAGCGCTCTTCTATGCCTGCTCTTACTTCTGCAATCACTGAAGCAACTTTCTGCACATCTTCTGCAGTTACTTCTTTTGCAAACCTAACCCCATCTTTTAGGTACAGAAGCTCTATCTCAAACTTCTTGGCCTCTATGCCGAGGCTTTTGAGGAGCTGAGTATAGATAATTAGCTGAAAATACTTATCTTCAATGTAATTCTTTTTCGGTGTTTTGCCTGTTTTGTAATCGGAAACTTTTGCGGTATCTCCATCTAGGTGCAAGCGGTCTATAAATCCATGAAGTTTGATTCCGGATATCTCGCCTTCCACATGCTCTTCGATGCCCCACGGCTCAACTTCTTGTGGCTGCTCCAGCATCCAGAGATTTTCAACACACCACCAGGCAGACCATCTGAAAAGACGCAGTTCTTTTTCCCCACGGATTAAAGTGGTGACTTCTGCTTCCCATTTTGCAGCCCATAAATCTCGCGCCAGTTGGCGAGCGGTTTCTTGTGTTCTTTGTTCGGAGGGAAGGGCGTACATTGTTTCTAGGATTTCATGAACAAAGTTGCCAAGCATTGTTGCTTCTGTCGGAGAGTCCCTAAGTCCATCAATCTTGCTGTACTTAAACTTCATAGGACATTGCTGGAATGTGGATATTGAAGAAGGAGAAAGCAGTTCTGGGGCCTGCATGAGCCCGTCTTGGTCAGTTGTCATCTGTTTTTGCAACAAGAGTTGCACCAAACGACAAACGCATTGCCTCAACAACAAGGGTGTCAATGTCTTCTTCAGTCACGGTAGCGCGAGTGGGCTTTGCTTTCCCGTTTGAATGATTGGTCCAAAAAGTGTTCAATGAGTCTTTTTGTTCTTGTGTCAGTGTTTTTGCAACTGAAACAAAGTTGGTCCATTTTTCATCAATCTCTGATGGCACCTCGGGTTGTGGGGCTGGCGCAGAGGATGCGTATTCCGCGTCTAAGGCATCTGCAGAGCGTGCGAGGTATAGACCGACACCCAATAGCTGAGCGGCCTTTTTAAGAGCATCAGAGACGGCCCCTTTAAAGTCGTTTCCGAGGTCAAGTGGCTTGTTGTCTTTCTTCTGACGCTTCACTGAGGAACCACCAAAACCGTGTTTAATGACGGTTAAATCACCTATGGTGGCAGTTAACGATACGTGAGCAACAATTTCATCTGTATCCACATCGTCACGGCGAACGGAAACGATTTCAAACGACCAGTTGTCAACGCCCAAAACTTTGTTAAGACGATTGATGACTTCACTTATCGGAAGATAGATGAGCGAAATTCCGCCCTTGATTCTCGTGCGTTCCATTTCTTCCGAGAAAGGCTCTGCTAAGAGACGCGAAATGTTCTCTGAGTTATTGATATTAATAGACGACACGTAGGTCTCCTTGTTTAGTTAAGTATGTTTATGTATTTTTAGGTTTGCGAACGATGATGCTTGTTTTGAGTTCGCCAGTCTCACTAAAGTTATCGGCATTTAAGCCGATTTTGTTTAGTTCTTTAATTCTCCAATATGACGGAGCGCAGTAGGCAAGCATTTCTTCTGCGATTTCCTTTGGAGACTTTGTCACCTCTCCAGTGTCCATGTCAATAGACATTTTTACAAGACGTTCCGCTACGGCTGAACCGAGCTCTAAATGCTTCCAGCCTTTTCTGTCGTAGGCTGACTTCTTTTCAATCGTGGTGCCGTCAGGGAGTGACAGCATCTCTACTGAACCCATGATTTCGGACAGAGCGTGTGCGAAGGAATCATAAACGAGCGCGACATCTCTTTTCAAAAGGTTCAACTCTGCGAGTCCTTGACCGGCTTCTTCTGGTGTAGGTTCCCCGGATATGAACAAGGACAATTCTTTGTCAAGGTTGATTAAAGAAGAGCGGAGCTCTTGGATTTTTTCCAAGCTCATTACTAGTACCTCATTTAAGTTTAGATAGGTGATTTGCTAGATGAGTATAGAAGCTCTTTTGCGTTGTGGCAACCCTAAACCTGTTAGATAGGTAAATGCTCCAACTGCGGAGTCTATTTGGTCGTCATGGTTTGAGGCTTCTGGGAATGAAGAAAATTCATCCAACCAATCTGTCAACCATGAAGCGCGAACTAGCCTCACGTTTCCGTTTGAAGCGGCAGCAGCAAAAGGCCTAGCTCTTGTGACCTTATCTCCCGTTGGGCGCATTGCGCCGAAATCGTATCCAGGAATCACGTATCTGGCGTATTGGTCAACCAGGGCCTTGCCTGAAGAACCAGGCTCCTGCTCCATTCTGATGGCAACACCAAAACCGTCTTCTTCTGCCGTCTTAGCGATGAGTTGCTCCACCTTTTCACCCCTGACTCTGGCCTTTTTTACGTCAAGAACATAGGCAACACCGCCATCAAACATCATTAGGGTTCCTACGGTCCAGTCGGGGTCTGGGTATCCAGCATGTGGCTCTGTCGCGGCAAGGTCCCAAAACCGGACCACCCTTGCTGAGTTGGTTATGACGGGTATCTCTTCTGGGTCAATAACAAGAAAGGCCTCGCGCTGAAAGAGGCTACCGAGGGTCGTTGACCACCAGTCTCCTTCTTCTAGGCGTCGTCTTTCAACGGGGTCCAGCTCTGAAAGGGCCTGACGGTACGAAACAGCGTCAATTCCTGGGTTGTCCTTCAACGTGGATGGCACGAAGACGCGCCCGGTCTCCTTGCCTTCTACAATGAACCTTTGTCTCACCCAGTTAGGGGCTGGGTTTGATGCAGCCCTCATTCTTAGCGGAACCTGAGATATTGGACCACTGGCGGGTCGACGAAGACGAGAGAAGAGGTATCTATAGTCGGATTCTCTGATTTCGGTAACTTCGTCCATTCCTATGAATTGAAATTCCGAACCTTTGTATCGTAGGTAGTCATTTACGTTATTTAGGTAACCAAAGGAGATACGGGCCCCAGATGGAAAGGTGGCAACGAAAGTGTTGTTGTTCCAGTGAACGTCGTCGTAGTTACTCATCCACGCCCTGAATCTGTCCATCAAGGCTCCAGGCAGGGAAAGGTCGGCAAAGGTTCTACGGCAGAGAAGGGCTGAATAGCCAGGAACGTCTACATACTGAAGCGCCGCCATCAGGAGGGCTGAGGACTTTCCTCCTCCGGCCGCACCTCCAAATAATGCCTCTATAGAATTAGTTCTTAAAAAAACTTTTTGATTAATTGAGGGTTCTTCTGGGCAGAATGGTGGCAGCTTTGGGCTCAGGTACTCAAGTACTTCATCCCAGTTAGATTTTGTAGCCATGAGATATATATTGACCAATCAATTAAAGCCCTTAGTGCATTTGGGGCAATTTGTGCGCTACTGTATGTTACATGCCCCCAGCGTCATCGAACACAAAGACCAGAAGAGCCAAGCTAATAAAAAGAGTAAAAACAAAAGGCTCTGACTTTGTAAGAATTATTAAAGCGCCATTTCTTTTTGTGGCTAGACAAGTCAATAGACCAAGGTCCGCAAATGTACTGATGTTTTGCTTTATACTGTTTACTAGTATTGGAGCAGGAATGATATTTATGCCTGCCGGTTGGGTGGTTGCCGGTGTCGGCTGTGGAATATTTGGCTTTCTTTTGGGACTTGAGTAGGTAATAGATGGGCTGGAATTCGCCTCAAAACAAAGGCTTGGGCTCACAATCAAGCAAAAATTTAGGATACGGAGCCCCCATATCCATGAACCCATCCCTCGCTGGGAAGGCATATCGTGACTCTTGGGACATAGAGCGCGCCTATCGCGAAGGCATGTCTAAAATCACGTGGGTCAATAGGTGTATTGACGCAATCTCGGGAAACCAAGCGCGCTTGCCGATGATTTTAAGAAAAGACAATTCAAAACACGGCGAAATTGTTAAGGGCCGCGAAGCAAATCGCAATCCTCTGCTGGAGATTTTAAACAATAAAGCCAATGTCGGAGAAAACTCTTTTATTTTTAGATACAGGCTTTCTGCTCAGCTCATGCTGGGTACTCGTGGAGCTTTTATAGAAAAGATACGTGGACGTGATGGTGGAATCATTGGGCTCAACCTTCTTCCACCTCAGTCAACAGCACCGATACCAGACCCTAAAACGTTTGTTTCTGGCTACGAAGTGCAAATGCCTTATGGCGAGAAAATAATACTCAAGCCAGAAGATGTCTGCTGGGTTAGACGCCCTCACCCCATTGACCCTTACCTATCGCTTACGCCTCTTGAGGCAGCAGGCGTGGCCATAGAAATTGAAAACCTTGCCAAGATTTACAACAGAAACTACCTTCTTAATGACGGACGTCCGGGTGGACTGTTGGTTGTCAGAGGTGAAATTGATGAAGACGACAAAGAAGAACTTCGTAACAGATTTAGAGGAAACCTAGCAAGGGCTGGACACACTACGGTTATCGCGGCAGACGACGGAGTTGACTTTGTCGATACTTCTGCAAACCCACGCGATGCTGCCTATGTCCAGATGCGTCAGATAACTAAAGAAGAAATACTTTCTGCATTTGGTGTTCCTGAGTCTGTTATTGGTAACGCCTCTGGCAGAACCTTCAGTAACGCCTCAGAAGAAATTCGTGTTTTCTGGATGGAGACAATGCTTCCCCATTTGGAGCCAATATCTAGAGCGCTGGACGAACTTGATGAAAAGTACTATCTGGATTTTGACACAACCGAAGTTCCAATCCTCATGCTTTACAAGCAAGAGCGGGACAAGTATTTACTACAGGAATTCCAGTCTGGGCTAATTAGTGCGAACGAGTACAGAACTGGCTCGTCACGCAAAGAAGTAGATGCCGACTTGGCTGACTCGCTTCTTCAGAATCCAAACCTTATTCCTATTGCAAACACGAAAAAGAAGATGGAAGAAGGACAGGCTCAAATTCCTGGGGCTCCTGGGGCCCCTCCAGGAATGCCGGGGATGCCACCTGGAATGCCTGGAATGCCACCTGGAATGCCAACTCCGGTTCCTCCAATGGCAGAGACTATTCCTCTGGATACGAACACCATGCAGGGGGCAATGGCCGAAGCCGGAATGGCCGAAGGTGGCGAATTGGCTCAAACCACTATTCCTACCGAGGCACTTGGTGGACTTCCGCAGCCAATGACTGTTGCGTCTTCTCCTAGTAATCAAATTCAAGTAAAAGAAATGATTGACAAGAACGAACAGTCAATTGAAAGATGGACTGAAATTCTTGCGAGAAGCGTTGAGCGTGTAGCGGAAAGACAACAAAGAGTAGTGCTAGAAAAAGCTAGCGGCTTGAAGTCTAAAAAGGCCTTAATGCACGGAACTCTTGATGTTGACTCGGTTTTGTCAATTGAGACATGGAATAAGCAGATAGAGGAAGACATCCGTCCGGTTGTTTCTTCTATTATTAGCGATTCTTTTGAGTCACGAGTAAACGAAGCGTCCGAAAAGGGAGTAAAAGTAAAAGCTCTCCCAGTCAAGGACCTTCGCGCAATGGTTGATGCTCACGTTTCAAGAATTAAAAGAATAAATGAAGCGAATTTTTCAGAAATTAATTCACTTATGATTAAATCTTTTGAATACGCAGACGAAGAAAGACGATATTCGTTCTTCAGAGACGGCTTAGTGGAAATGTATACCGACTTCTTCGCTTATGGTCAATATCAACTGGCTGAAAATGAGGCTCGTTCCGCTTGGAACTTCGGTCAAACTGTTTAGTTTCACTAAACGATTATTTGATTTTTATATAATTTCACTAAAAGTGGATATATAGGCATAGTTGCACCGAACAGACTTTGAAATGTCTTATTATTTTCAGTAGACACAAGACGAAGGGTCTCCTGAATGTTGCCTGAACTGTACGAATATAAGTCAACTACGCTTGGAACATCCTTTGCGACCAAAGGTGGCTCCATCAACCTAGATGAAGCTCAGGGGATGGTTGAGTGCTTCGTAGCCGGGATAGGCAATAAGGACTCGGTGGGGGACATTGTTACCACTGGCGCATTCACCAAAAGCCTTACTCGCCGGAAACCTCGTGTTGTTTGGGGCCACAACTGGAACGACCCAATCGGCAAAGTTTTAGAGATTTACGAAGTACCAAACACGGACCCAAGACTGCCTTTAAAAATGAAGATGGCAGGAATCGGTGGGCTTTTTGCTCGCGTTCAGTTTAACCTCAACTCTGAAAAAGGTAAAGAAGCGTTCGCTATGGTCGCTTTCTTTGGCGAAGAACAAGAATGGTCAATTGGCTACAAGACGCTTCGTGCCCAGTTCGACCAAAAGTCGCAAGCAAACGTTATTTACGAACTTGAACTATACGAAGTATCTCCAGTTCTTCATGGGGCAAACCAACTCACCGGCACCATTTCCGTAAAGTCAGAAGAAGGTGGATATTCCGGTCCAGTTTCTTATATGGAAGAAGACGAAGAAGAAACCATAAACCGTGCAGAAATTGAAAAGCAATTAGGCTTAATGCTTGGTGCAAAAGTTTCCTTGATGGACGTAAACGGAGAAGAGCTAACCTTTGCTCGTCGTGCGGACAACGGTGAAGTTGGCCGATACAAGTGTCATTTTAGCGGAGGTCGCGGACGATACATGTTTGGAGCACCTGAGCCAGTTACGGTTGTTGCGCCACGCAGACCGTCAGTGCCTATGCCTGGAATGCCAATGATGCCAGTTGGGTCTCCGGGAATCGTAATAAACCAGCCTCAGCGTCCTACGCGTCCACCGGCAATGTCCATGCCTATCGCTGTAAGACCAGGACAAAATGGTCCCCAGATAATTGCGCTTCCAGCAGTTGAGTACGAAGATGATGATACGCAAGAATTCGACCCGACCAACTTGGACAAAGAAGAAGCAGACCTAAGGGATGCGCTTCTTAAGATAACAAAACGTCATGGCAAGTTTAATCAAGACTCAGAAGGTGTGTGGGCTGGGTACACGCCAGCTGCCGAAAACTCAATCGCCGGCATAGGCGTTAAGTGTGCTAATTGCGTTTTTTATCAAGGTGGCGATAGTTGCAAGATTATTGACATGGAAGTTGAATCAGAAGGAAAGTGCCGTTTCGCCGTCATACCAAACGGAGTAGTAAAGGGTGATTCAACCGCTAAAAAGACATACGAAATCGAAGAAGAGTTCACTCAAGAAGACTACGTTTCTGACCTTGAGGTTAAGTACCCTGGAGAGTTGGCTATAGCGGCTCTTCGTGGGGCCGTCGGAAGACGTAGACAAAAGCGTCGTAAGTTCAAGTTGCTGAGCGAGTTCGGTTCACAAAGTGATTGGCCTGAAGAGAAGGCCTATCTATTGCCTGTCGTGCCAAAGTTTGCCTTCATGGTCAAGCAGGCTCTAGACCCAATATTTGACTATCACGGCGTTGAGTCTTTTGTAGACGTAGACGGAATCGTAATGACGTCCGGGATTAGTTATGATTTGATTGACGCCGTTGACACAGCGGTTGATAACCTAAAAAAAAAATCTATAAATCAAAATGACATAGAGTGGAAGGCTGCTAGTTACCGACTTGGTCGTGCTATTGGTGGTCGCTTAACAAATAAGCCAAACATTGGTGGGGGTCGTTCGTCTGGGAGATTCTTCACGTCAATTGGGGCGGAAGATTTTGACCCATTTTCCGCACGTGATGCCAACCTGAACGGAATAGTCGGTGAAGGCTTGTTCCTTCGTGGTATTCCACTTGCTACTCCAGACCCAACACCGGATGGTCCTGGTTCAATACGTAACCCAAAACCATCTCGCGCTCAAGTACGCAAGCCTGAATCGGAGATTCTCGACCGTGCTGGGGATGGAAAAGTCAAGCCGGTCGGCTCAAAACTCAACAGCGGAAAACTGTTTGATGTACCACGCATGGATGACCCCGATGTAGATTCTGCAGCCAAATACGGTTCTGCCGAGTCGCAACGAGACGAGCTTCAGGGCGTACTTGATGGAGCTTCAGATAAAGACCAAATAAAGAAACTGAAGCAAGCTATTGCTGAGCTTGACAAATACATGGCAAGCGTTGAGAAGATGGCTGAAGGCGAAATGGAGCGCGAAAAGCCGAAGAAAAAGCCCAAGGCGTCACAGGTTCTTAACAGAGAAAACACCCAGTTGGCCAGAGGCCTAAAACCCGAGCGCATACCAATCGCTGGTCAATCGATGACAAGCGTAGAACGCTTCTCTTCTGGCAAACTTCCTGACAAAGCTCAGCTTCCAGAAGGCTCCTCACAGCTTAAAGAATTCTACGAAGCAATGTCTAAAGACGTAGTAAAACTTTTGACCGACCTAATGAACGACCCAAATAGCGATAAGAACTGGAAGCTTCCATGGCGTCGCCCTGAGCTCTATGCAAGAAACCCTACGCGTGGTCGCGTGTATCAGGGCATGAACCAACTCACTCTTAGTTTGATTGGCATGTCTCGTGGGTATGAACTACCTCGATGGGCTGGAGAAGGTCAATGGAAAAAGCTTGGTGGAAAACTTAAGCCAGGCGGAAGAAGCAAGGGCGTCTCCATTCTCGTTCCACGAGAAGGAAGAACATTTACCGACATAAACGGAAAAGAAGTCGTTGAGGGGCGCTATTACGAGGCTCAGACTGTTTACAACGTAGCCGAGGTAGCCGGACTTGCGCAGAAATACTACGACCCTATTGAAACAGAAATAAATCAAGAAGCAAGACTTGAAGACTTAGAAAATGTTATTAAAGAAATAGGTCCTGATTTTGTTGAATCATTTGGCGAAGACGCTTTTTATCGTCCATCAACAGACAAAATTCATATGCCTGCTTTTGAACAATTTGTCGATGCTGCGGCTTTTTATGGAACAGCGATGCATGAAACCGTTCATTGGACGTCTCACCCAACACGCCTAAACAGAACTTTGGGTAAAGAATTTGGCGACGAACAGTACGCATTTGAAGAGCTGATTGCTGAGATAGGTTCAGCATTCGCAATGGGTGCAATGGGTCTTGAGCCAACAATCAGAGATAATCACCTTGTTTATGTAGCTGGATGGTTGAAGAAACTGACGGCGGACCCACTTGCTTTGCACAGAGCCATCCTTTCTGCTCAACAGGCAAACGACTACTTGCTGGACCGCTCATCAACAATGCGAAGACTTGCTGGTATTCCAGACGATGAACGAAAAGGCAAAGACAACACCTGGCTAGAAGTACCAATGCTTACTGGATACGAAGATTCTCCAAGAATCAAACCAACACCAGGCATAAGCGGAACAATGGAAGACATGCTGGACGTAGAGTTCCCAGACGATTTCACGCCAGAGGCTAGGAGAACGTCTTTCGCAGAACGAGAGATGAGTTCTCTTTCACGAAATCTTCCAACAAAGACCAAAGACGGAATCGTCATTACTCCGTCTGGAAGACTTTCTAGCGGCAGGGGCCCAATTAAGGGAAAGAACCCTAAAGCACCAGAAATAAAGCCCATAGATGAGACGGTAGCGCTCAGGCTTGCATTCGGTTTGTCAAACGAGCCAACCGAAGAGCAGCGAGACATTATGGCGGTCGCCATGAATCTCATTAGAAACAAAGACCCGCGTATATTGTCTATTCTTGCAGGTGCTGGAACTGGTAAAACCACAACGCTAAAGAGCATCGCATGGGGGCTGCAGAGAGAATTCGACCTATGGCCAGAAGACGACATACGGAGACCAGAACAACTCAGGTACCTCTCAGACAGATACGGTGTTGACTTCTCCGGCATGTCCGCAGAACAGGTTAAGGAATCTGTAGAAAAGCTAGCTGAAGAAAAATCAATAAACAATCTTTACTATGCGGTATTCAACAAGAAAAATCAGTTCGAAGCAGAATTGGAGTTTCCAAGGAATACTGGAGTATCGACGACCGACAAGATTTGGTATTGGTCACTAAAGCTGGGACAGGGCGACAAAAAATACGGAACTGGAATGCGCAGAAAAATGCAATTTGCATTGATTTCGCCTACTGACAAAAAGGCAAATAACCCTGGAGCCAAGAACCCCAAATTCATCAGCGAAGCCCTAACTCCTGATGAACCAGAAAAATTAAAACCACAGTTCGACCGCGAATTGTTCGATGGGACGCTCGAGACTTTTGATGGGTTTGAGCCAGGTTATAGAACTCTTGGTTGGACAAGATTAGATACCGGAAACGATTGGAAAGAATTTCTAAATTTTGCCGATGAAAAACGTTGGAAGGGGCAAGTAACAAGACCCAATGAGGTTCCAGTCCTCGACGACAAGGGCAAGCCAGTTAGAGATGCTAAGGGAAAAATTACAACGAGAATAGAAGACCTGCCTGGTTTTATTCTTCCAGACCTTCAGGGAACATTCGTTAGCCGAGACCAGTTTGGAGACATATTTAAAAATGCCCTTACCAGATGGAGTCTTTCAAAAGAAGAAAAAGCAGCAGCATGGATGTTTACTCAGCCACCCATGCAACAGCAAGAAGTCGATACGCCACGCGGGCTTGATAAAGATATAAGTCCTGTCGACACCTTCTTTGGTGAACAATTTGTCCCACCCCAATGGGTAGCGGCCCTGCAGGAAGCAATAGACAAATTTTCTGATGGGGATAGCAACATGCTCCCACCTAGGGACGCTGTTGCAAAATTATGGATGCTCACTGAGCCCGACCTTCGCACAGACCCGGGCTTAATAACGCACACCGAGTCACAAGAGCGTAAAAAAACCCTCCCAGACAGATATGCGGTTGGTGATGAGTATGAATTCGAAGGCGAAACATGGATAGTCAAGACAAGAAAAAAGAGTAAAGGCAAAAACGTTCAAGTTACTCTAACTAAGAGAATGGCAACAGAAGAAAAACCACTCAGTGCATTTTTTGTTGACGAAGCACAAGATTCAAATGAAATTCTTGAAACAGTACTTGATAACAATAGAGCCAATCTTCCAATAGTTGTTGTTGGAGACGACAGACAAGCCGTTTATGCGTTCCGTAACGCAAAAAATATCCTTGAGTCTCTAAACGCTGACTACGAATTAACAATTACAGAATCTTTTAGATACGGGGAAGTGGTTGGACACCTGACAAACCTTGTTCTAGGTATGCAAAACCTCTACCTTGACAAGCAGGGGGTCCCTCAACTGCCGTGGAAGCACGTTAAAGGCAAGGCTCAGGTTGTTGTACACAGGCTCTTCGACCCACTGCTTCCTAAAAAAGACAGAAAAGGACTTGAGCCGGTTGACGAAATTGACGATGCCACGCGCGAGTTCCTGCTTAGAGATATAGAAGAAAAATTCTCAACCCCAGAAAAGCGTTTGAATTTCTCTATACATACGGTTGGAAAGCAAGCTGGAAAAAAATTAACACGTAAAGAGCAGGATGAAAAACTTAGAGAATTAAGAGACTCCGTCCTTGAGCCGAAAGCCGGAAAAGTAGTAGACAGGGTTGAGGAAGCAAATAAAGAAGTTCCAAATCTTCCAACCATGATTCTCTGCAGAACCAACGCGGAAATCATTAATGAAACTCTTAAGTTTATTAAACTTGTTGTCGATAGTCCAAATGCAAAAAAAGACGACAACGGACTGCCGATTATGCCAGAAGTGGTCATTCCTTTAAGCAAGCACGAAGAACTTTTAAAGTTTACCAAACACCTTGAGTACATCTTTATGCCTCAGGCAGAAAAAGATAAGCGTGGTCTTCCCGAAGTTTCGGGATGGATTGGGCCAATTTTTGACCAGGGTGGACTAAATAGGGTAATAAATCAAAAAGCAGGGCAGCAAGCCAGGAGCGCTTTTAAGCTCATAATGCAAAAGCCTCCCGCTGGCGGTTCTGCTCTTGGCATATCAGGAATGTTGACCCTTCTCAACGGCAAGCAAAAAATTGAAATAGATGCAAAAACCGGCAAAGAAAAAATTATTGTTATCCCTGCATCAATTCTTCCAGAAAGAAAAAGCATAACGCTTGAGAATTTCAGAAAAGAACCGGAAGAAATTGATGCCATATCAAAAGCTTCCAAAGCAGCAGATGCGCCTCAAGCAAAAGATTCTCAATTAGAAAGAATCGTAATAATTCCTCCACCTAGCAATTCGACTGACGGTCGCCAGGCCGTATATGCTCAGCTGGAAATAACGGGCGGCGACGCAAAAAATCCTGGAAAACCAACTGGGAAAATTATTATTACCGGTGATGGTGTAGACACGGGTAGACCACAGACACTTCCTGACGGTTCCGAAGGGAAAAATATACCCCCTAACCAGAGGGTAGGCAATGGTCGCTACAGAAGAGACCTAGAAAAAATAATTTTAAATCTTGGTTTATCCGAAAAAGTCAAGATAATGCAAGACGCTGAAAGAGGCGGACCAAAGGGTGGAGCAAAGCGCAGGGCGTTTGACGGCTTCGTAATTGAAGGCGAAAATCTTGAAGAGTCAACAAAGATACTGAATGACATCGGTCAAGCGATGAGGGACGCAGCCCAAGGCCCTGGCGGAGACGTAGAAATTACAACCATTCAGCTCTCAAAAGGCCGAGAGTCGGATTTTGTTGCAGTAGCAGAAGACCTGGGCGACCCTCGTGATTCATTGGCTGCAAACATTCCACAAGGACAAGCAGGACTTGCCTTTATGGAAGAAACAAACCTCATTCACGTAGCCTTTTCTCGTGCGAAAAAGATGATTGACCCAGGCTGGAAGGGGTTTAAGTACTACCTCCACGATGAATCAACAAAAGATGTTCGCGCAGCAATTAAGAAAGCAGTGGCGGACGGTCATATTCCGCCAGAACTAGACAAAGGAGCCTTTGGGGACAAAGACGGCGTCTCTCTTCCAAAGTTCTATGAAGAACTGAATCAGATGAGTCTTGACGACATAGGTGAAGACAACCTTCCAAACCGAGAAACACCTGAAGAAAAAGAAATTGAAATTGACCCAGACCTGGTCATCGACGTGGATAAGGATATTAATGATGTTGTCCACGACCCAGACGATTACGAATCTGAAGTAGACATAGATGACTTAATTGATGCGGATGAAATGGGCGACGATGGCGATAGTCAGATGCGTCTCTCTAGCGGAACGTCAAACTACCCCGGCCCTGGCCGTCGTCTGTCTAGAAGAATGGGTGTAAGAAGCAGTAGTCGCGTCACCCCTGGTGCCATAAGCGCCCAAGACCTTGCTGCAATAAGAATTTCCGGAGACCCCAATTCGGCCAAGAATCGTCGCTTAATAGATTTTGCGATGCAGACATGGGCTGGCTTCAGGGAGAGAGGCATTGAAATAAATGCTGAAAGCAAAGATAAAACAAAAAACGCCATGGCAGAAGTAGGCAAAGCCATGAAGGCTCGCCAAAACAGGGTTCGAGTTGGACGAGTTGGAGACAACCTAGTCAACGATAGCCCATCGGCAGAAACATGGATGCTGTCAGTGGATGCCCTTGCTGAGCAGCTTCGAATTCCAGAATCATTCTCCATGAACGGAAAAGTTATTCGGTCACGTTCTGCCACAAGACAGGAAATTGCAAGCCTTTTGGGCTTGAGTGGACAAAACAAGCAGAAAATTGAAAACCCAGATGCTGGAATAAACCATGATGCAGTGAGGCTTTTGATTGCGGAACTTGGAAATCAACCCGGTCTTGAAGCGTGGCGCTATTTTGCTCCAGTTTCAAGAGATGAGATAAAAAAGATAATTCCATCCCCAGAAGGGAACACAGAAAGCATCACTTCCGAAGTGGACATGGCAATGGAGAATGCCGGTAGAGCAAACATGCGCGACCGTTTCATCATTGAAACATTCGGCAAGGACGCATTCCCTTATTGGTTCGACCAAGACGAAGAAGAAGCAATCAGCCCAGATGAGTACTCCCAGCTAGGAGAGGTCGACGAGAGAGCAATGTTCCGTGCAACGGGACGATTTGCCGCTGACGACCCTTTCGAGGGGGATTCGGAAGCCGAAATTGACCTTTACGGACAAAGCTTCGACGAACTTTTAAACTCCCCATCCCTTCCCGATGATGGTGATGAAGTAATGAAGATTGACAAGACAAATAGAAAAGACTTTGATGTTGAGCCTTTAATTAAGTACCTAGGGATAGATAAGAAAGAGTGGATATCAAGACTTAGTGAGATTCTTTCTGAGGCATTTGGGGTGGAGAGCACTGGGGTCAATTCAGACTGGGCAAAGAAGGGAATCCCAACGGCGACTATTGCTCACATGATTCGTAAAGGAGTTCTACCAAACGCAGCAGACATTTGGAAGGAAGGCAAGACAGGCCAGCTATTTGACGAAGAACTACAAAGACCCAAGTATGCGGTTTATGAAGCCCTCAATGAGTTCATAGATAAAAGCTTCTCTAAAGCCAACAGGCTCAACAGTATTGCGAGCCGCAACAAGATAATTGGAGCTACGGACATGGCAACCGCGCTTAACGATGCTGCTGCAGCAAAAGGTTCAGCATGGGGCATAAAGAAAGGCACCGAGGTTGTATTTTCTGTTTCAGAAATGCAAACAATGGTTGACAAGTTCAACGAAGTTTTTGGAACAACCCACACACTCGATGACATCTTTAGCGCTGAGCAGTTAAGAACCGCAAAAGAAAGAATTGAGAACGGTCAAACGTTGTACGAAGGTACAAGAAACAAAAAAAAGTAAGCGGAAAAATTTAATTGAACTAACTACTGTTACCAATTCACGCATGTATAGCGTGATAGGTTATAATTAAAGACATTTAACGGTTAATGGTCTATCGGTCATTCCTTTGCACTAATAGGAGTTGTATGAATTACGACGAAAAAGTTACAGTAAGCATTGACGGAAACGGCGATGTGCTTAAGTGCGCCAAGGGTGCCTCTACTTCCGAATGCGGATACGTCAAGGGTGCAGAGCTTTGCGGTAAGTGCGGCGCTATGCCGGTGGAAATGAAGATGGTTCCAGTAGTCGAACCGTCTGAAGACGAAGACATGGAGAACACTGACGAGCCAATGACAGCTGCTCCTATGGCTAAAAAAATAAAAAAGAAGATGAATGGCGCGCCTATTGAAATGGCTGACGAATCTGACGAGCCAGAAATGACCGAAGACGAAATGGCCGCTCTCATGCCAAAGAAGAAAAAAGGCATGGGCACGGGTGTCCCCGTGATGGATGAAGAAGACGAAATGATGGACGAAGAAGACGAAATGATGGAAGACGAAGAAGACGAAGAGAAGATGATGTCATCTAATCGCGGCGGCAGCGCTCCAAGAAGAGAGCGCATGGCTCGTATGAAGGGTATGGATGAAGCCATGCCTGAAGATGAAGACGAGGAGATGGAAGAGGAAGACGACGAAGAAGAGATAAAGGGCATGCATGCGATGCCGAAGAAGAAGAAAAACATGGATGAATCCATGATGGAAGACGATGAAGAAGAAGAAGATGAAGAGGAAGAGGAAGAAGAAGATGAAGACGTCGAAATGGGTGTTAAGTCATTTTCTGCTCGCGATTCTGAATGGGAAATGATTCGTCAGTCACGCATAAAATCACTTGGTCTCAAAGCTTCTGACGTTGGTGTTTCTGGTTATCTTTGTGCCCTTGAGCGTAAAGCCTATGGTGGTTCTTCTCCTGTTTGTGATGACTGCCCTGGCGGCTGCGTGTCCGAAAAAGGAATGCCTGGAATTCTCCACGTTGAAGGAATGGCTGAAAAGATGTTCGACGGGGTCGTTGTAGATTCTGGATACTCGTCAGATGCAGACATGTTCGTAATTGACGTGCAAGTTAAAGATGGTTCAATTAATGAAGTTTTCGTAGACGGAAGCAGCGCAGAAATGCTCGGATTCCACAAGCTCGACTCTTCAAGCTTTGAGCAAAAATCAGAAGTCGGGGCGTACACTCTTGTTGATTTTACGGAAGCAGCAGAAATAGCAGTTAAGTCAATTGACGGAACAGTTATCGCAGTAGAGCCTGACGTGTTTGAAGGATTCGATGCTTACGCCGTAGAAATAGAAGGATTTGACGGAAAGTCTTACGATGTGTTCGTCGCTCTAGACGGAGAAGTCCTCGGCTACGACAAGTACGAAGCAGACGAGATTGAAGACATTGAAGCAGAGGCTGCAGAAATAGCTATCAAGCAGGCCTTTACTGAAGAACGTCGCATGGAAATGGCCAAGGAAGGAACCGCTCTTGAGGATGGTTCATATCCAATCGCTTCAGAGACCGACCTAAGAAATGCAATTCAAGCTTACGGTCGTGCAAAAGATAAAGAAGCAGCAAAGAAGCACATCATGAAGCGGGCACAGGCTTTGAAGCTTGAGAGCCTAATTCCTGGTAACTGGTTAGCAGGCAGTGACGAAAAGAGTCAAGACGTTAGCGATGCAGAGTTCATGGCTTCTCTTGTTGAGTTTCAATTGCTTGAAGATTCAGCCGACGAAATCTAGGAAGGGAGCACCACCATGGTGGATGCCCCTATAAATAGGGAAAGAATCGTAGTTTCGGCGCGGCTTATCGTGCCTTTGTCGTGCTGCGGTGGATTCAACGAAAAAGCGCTTCGGTTTAGGCAGGCAATAAATTCTTCCGTATCTACTGGAAGACTAGAGCCAGAACTTGCAGTAAAAGCAGTTGGTGACGTTTTTGGTTTAAGAAAAAAAACAGCCGAAGATACCGATAACAAAAAAAGAGAATTCACTGGAGACACTCGTCCCGGTGTTGCTTCAAACGAGTTCGGCTATCGATGGGACAAATCAGCTAAGTGGGAACCAGGTTCTCGTCTTGTCATAAACCCGTCGTACACGTCGCGCATGGGAATGGGAACAATGCCAAACGTGGGCTGGATTCCTAGAGACGAAAATCAACCAAAATCTTTTCCGGAAATGATTGCGAGAATTCAATCAGAACCAAAAATTCAGTTACGCAAATTTAAGATAAATCCAAAAACTGACGACATAATTCCTGAGTCAGAAAAGATAATTGACCCTTTTGCTATTTCTTCCGGAATGACAATGGAAGAACGACGCAATGCGCGGAAAAAATATCAAATAGAAAACCCTGAAGAAAAAAGACTCCCAGGCGCAAGTCTTGAGTCACGAGTTCCAGGAGGCTCTCTTTTAAGTAGAGCGGCAGCTGTTTTTGGAATCTTGAGAGACGAGAACAATAAGTTTAGGTGCCCTCCGGGAACGCCGGCAGCCAACCAGTTTACCGACGCAACCGGCTCTAACTGCTTTGGTTTTAGTGCTTCAAAGTTTTCACGATACGCAGCGAGAGAAGCAGCCAAGCTTACGGCAGAAGGCGAATACGAGGGACTAAGAACGAACGCCTTTGCCTTCTTTAATTTTCTTCGCAACGACGTAGGTAGCAAGCAAAGAAGAGGTGTTGCCAGTCCAGAGCTTGTCTCCTCGTGTGCATATTGGGAAGACCTTTATGGAGACAAGTTTAAACCGCCAGTATGGCGCGATACCCCAGTCCCAGAAAACCTTCGCATGTTTAAAAATGGCGCAATACGAGCGCAGGACGATATTGCAAGACAGAAGGCATCGGCTGTACGCATTTACGACGCTTTAGGAATTGACCCCAACGACCCTGACGCTCATTTTCAAGCTGTAGAAAAACTACGAAAGATGCACGTGGATAGCGACGGTGCTGCTGGATGGGACCTGCAAATACTGAATGTTTCTTCTGGTGGAGATGCGGCTCGGCTTACCGATTTAGAGGTAAGAGAGTTCACTGAAACAAGACTCAAATCAGTTCAAGGGTGGAATCTTTTATCAAAAGAAGAACAGCAGAGACTTATTGATTCGGACGTTAGACGGTATCAAGAAACCGAACGTGCCATGTTTGAGACTCTGCTTGACCAGTTCATGCAAAACCCTTCAAGCGCAAGAGTGCTCGGCAGAATTGAATACGACTTTTTCTCTGATGACGAAGCCGGAACGGGAATGTACAGAGACGCCCCCTCCATCGTTCCACGCTTAAAGCCAGACGGAACTCCAGTTGTTGACAAAGACGGCAACCCCGTAATGGGCAAGGTTCCTGGAGAACTTCGTAGCGTCATTCACATAAACATGAAAGAGATTCTCCAAAACCAAGAATCAATGCTTCCCAATATGGGACCAGATGAAAGATTGGCAATTTCTGCAGTTGGCGCACGAAGCGAAGCGGAAGGTCGTTTAGCTGTAGCAGATTTTCTTGTCAACGCAGACCATACCGCAAGAGGCATGGCCGGACTAATTGATGGTGTCTACTCTTTCTCCAGCCATATCATGCTTCACGAGCATGCACACAGCATTCAGCTTCAAGTATTCATGGCTAAAATTCAAGAACAGATAGACAGCAAAGGTTTTATATCTGTTCCAATAGTAGACAAAAATGGAATCGTCAAAGGAACAAGAAACGTAGACTCAATCTACAAACTATCCGGCGATGACGTTATGGCGATAATGACCGACGTAGCAGATGATATAAACCTAGATTCCCTTAAAGACGCGATGGAGCGCATTAAGGCAGTGGCCCCACTTGCTGGAGCTTATCCAAGAGATGCGTACAAAGAGGGTTCAGAGGTTTGGGCGCTAGAAGTAGCAGCAGAGCTACACGCTCTTCGTGCAAGAGGCATAATATACGGAGAAGATATTGATGCCGCATTAGCCTTCATGGATGACATAGGAGACAGTAGGGCGTCAGTTGACAGAGCGCTTGGTGATGAGGCTGCAGAACTTGTTGATATGGACGACGTATTTACTATTCGCCCAGACTCTGTTGTTCCAGACGGAATGCCAGAAGAATCCATAACTGAAGCGCTAGGAGACAGAGACGAACGTGTTGCTTCTGCTCTTCGTGAGGAAATAAAACGATTCAAGACGGGATTCAAAGACCTCCCTGAAGATGAAATGATTTCAGAAGCTGCAATCATTCAGTCTCAAAGAGATGCTGCGAATAACACGTTAAAGAAACTTAATGATTTCAAGATTGACCCATCCCTGCCTGACGACGAAAAAGAGTCGACAAGGGAATATCTAGAGAACCTCAAGAAGCAGACGCAAATGGAATTGGACTTCCACGACACTAGATATAACGAAGCATCAAAAGCGTGGAGAAAAAAGTACGGCATCGGAGCCAGGGGAGAAAAAGACAGATTCGAAGAATCCGTTAAGGCAGTCCGTGAAAGAGAAGGACTGTTTGATGACGTCGAAATTGAGGAACTTGCAAAAATAGCAGCCCTCGATGACCTTCGTAAGTCTGTAGAAAAAATGCCAGAAAAGAAGATAGTTCGACGCCTGGCTGATGACGAAATATATCTAAGCACTCTTGACCCTTCTTCCGATGAGGCTAAAAACCTAATTGAAAAGATAGACGTCATAAAAGAGCAGTATGTACAAAATATGCGTGACGCAGGAGACAAGTCAACAACTGCCAAAATAAAGAAAAATCTGGACCAGAGTGTTAAGGATTTGATTTCTCCTCCAGCGAAAAAGAACGTGTCCTTAAAGAGTAAGCAAGAAGCAAAAGACCATGCGTTAAAAGAACGTCGTCGAGTTCGCGGAACAGCAGAGCAGAAAAAGGCAGTCAAAGAACTCGGGGACATTGCATCTTCAGATGTAGGACAACTACTTGACCCCGTAGCTCAAACCAGGGCCGGAAGAGCAATAAATAAAAGAAACGCCAGAATCAAGAGACTGGGACTTACGGTTGATGAAAAATCATCTGAAGAAGGCGATGTCGTCCAGCAGGTAGAGAATCTATTAATCCCAGTCATGGAAGTAATTGACGGAACGTCTATTGCTGACCCATTTGAGATGGAAACAGTTATTGATTTCGATTCAGGTGTTTTACGAGGAAAAATTGAAGGCAAAGAAATTGAAATGCCACAATTTGTTTCCGGCAAGGTCCTGACGACAAAAACAAAAAAACTGGACATGCCAGAAAAAGGAATTCGCGACAAAGAAACTGGGAAAACCGCTCGCCGTGTGGTTGTACAGGTTCGCGAGGGAGACAGGGGCCTCTTCCCTGCAGCGGGAGATGACGACCAACGCTTCGTTGCTCCACCTGGACGCCTTCGCATTACGGGGATAGACCCTGATGGAACAGTAAGAGCAGAGTTGTCTTATCAAAAAGACTCTGTTGAGGTTATTGACTCCATGGCTCACAGTTTGGAAACAAACAAAACTGACGCCATTTGGGCTCAAAGTCACGGTAAAAAAATCAAAGCAGTAGCAGACAAGTACGTTAACTCCCGCCGTGAATCAGGGCGACTTTCTAGTGGTTCTAGAAGTGATTACGATTCCGTCTCAGAAACCTCAAGCAAAACGGTTGTAGACGAGGTTGTGGACGCTGGTGGTTCTTTCGGAGAAGGTTTTGACGAACTACCCCCTCACTTGTCGTCTGATGACTCAAGTTCCCGCTTGTCTTCTGGAAAGAAAGACGTACTGGGCGCTCCTGCCACACGCAAGCAAAGAACAGAATCAAGAAACAAATCAATGTCTTCTCAGGTTAGGGAAGTTAAATCCATTCTTGGAGGAGGACAGGGAGATTCGGCCGACCCGTTATCAAGGGGCGACATTCATCCAGACGTAGCTCGTTTAATCGCTGACACTCCCGAAGAAGACTTGTTAGCGAGAGCCGAGAATACTGCGTACAGAATGCACGAAGGCTTTGATAGAAGAGTTCGCGTTCGCGCCACCGACGACGACATTGAGAGACTATCTTCCACTGGTTCAATAAGGTCCTCTTTTGCTTCTCCAGACGATGAAGCAAAGAGAACATCACGTAGAGCACAAAGATACTCGGGAATGGGGCCAAGTGAGCGTTCTTCACGTCTTTCATCCGGTCGAGTTATTGATTCCTCGGCCAATCTAGCTGAAAGAAAAAGACAAGAAAAAGAAGTCGCCACACAGGCTTTTGACATTTTTGACAAAGTTTTAAGCGGAGACGGCAAAAACATTGACGACATGTCTGAGGCGGAACTCTTTGCGGCTTTCAACGGAAAAGTAAAGAAGTCTAAGAAAAAATCAGTCAGCGCCACAAACGACACACTGTATGAAGTCAACGACGTCCCAACAGCAATTGCATTAATGATGCTGGGGCATCACGTTGCTGTTAAGGACCAGGACCTGAGACTGACTGAGCAGTCACAAAAGGCGTTTGAAGAAGAAGTAAAAAATGCCGCAAAAAAGCATATTGATGCTAAAAATCCTCACCCTAAATGGGTCAAGTATCAAGAAAAGTATAAAAAAGAATTTAAAGATTTAGATTTTAACGACCCGAAAGTTGTTAAAGAAATGGAAAAGAATTATGTAGAAAGCTACCAGGCCGACCTGTGTGCCCTATATAGCCCATTACAAAACTTGCTGTGTTCGGGACACATTGGTATCGATAGAGAAAAAATGCCTCAGACAAACGGAAGGTCTGCAGGTCACGATACTGTCGCAGTAAGAGCGCTAAAAGCCGGAGAAGCTGCCGGAAAGTTTGAACCCCTAAAGACAATAAAAAGAGATGCTGCCGTTGAAGCAGAGTTCGCAGAAGAGCTTAACGCAGCAGTAGCTAAAGCCAATGCTGGTAGAGTCAAAAAAGGCGAACCAGAATTGACAGACGAAGAGATTTCAAAACAACTTTATGAGATAGTTTCAGAAAAACACTCACTAAGAAATCAATTCGGAGGCAAAACACAGCAGGAACATAAGACGGAGTCTTATGAGAAATTGTCTGATGCTTCAAAAAACTGGCTATATGAAAATACAGACTGGAACGACACAGAAGTAAACCTGGAGACACCGTTTATAGAATGGCTAGATGGCGTCATTGAGCCAGGAAATGGTAAACCTTCAGTAATTCTCAAAGAAGTTAATCCTAAAGATTATGCCCCCTCGCAACAACAGCTAGTTGCATCAAAAGTAGACGCTACTGCTAGACAAATACAAACAAAAGCGATAGAAGTTGCCGAGGGTATAAGAGCTGACAATCCTGGAATATCGGACGAAGACTTTAGGACAAAATACATAGAAGAGATGAACAAGCAGTGGTTCATGCAGCCAATTCTTACAGCAAACGATGGTTTTATTGTTGATGGCCATCACAGATGGGCAGGAATAAGGGTTGGAAATAATTCACTCCCAGAAGAGCTACAGCTCCCCTTGAAGGCTAATGAAATACAAACCGACATAATTGAAGCTTTAACTTTAGGAAAGATTTTTCAGGACGCTTGGGGAATTAAGGAAGCGCGCCTCGGAGCTGAAAACAAGTGGAAAGAGGGAGAAATAACCGACATCGGTAAGGAAGAAATATCTGAACTCATGGAAGGCTTGACCAAAAACGTAGGAACTCTTGTGGACGACAAGTACGCCGAAGGAAACTTTATTCAGCTTGGCTCGGTTGGTCTTTCAAACAATCCAGACTATGCAGCGAGGGCAAAAGAAAGACAAGTCAATGCCCAGAGGGATGCGACTAGAAAAATAGCCGGAGACGTTCTAGCAAAAGTTCGTAAGCGCGGAAAACCTCTTCACGAATACACCCCTGAAGAGCTGAAAGAAGATTTTGGTGACTCGGTAAAACCAAGCGACATGAAGCCGTTATTTACGAGCTCAGACCCCAAGGACATGGCTGTTTATAAGGTTGACAATGTCGGGCAAGCAATAGCATTGATGGCGCTGGGTCATCACGTCACCCTTGAGTACTCCTCCGACGAAGCAATAGCTAAAAAACAAAAAGAGTCTTTACGTTTTGCAAAAACACTCCAGCAAGAATTCTTCAAAGACATCGAAACAATGGGTGAAGACATTATTGCCAATAATGAAAAAGAATGGCTTGATTTTAAGGCAGAAGCAGAAAAAATCGATGGTGCCGACGGCGTAGACCCTTCCGTTTTCCAAGAAAAAATAAAAAAAGAATTCTTAAAAAAGTTTGGCGACCAATACAAAACGAATCTTTGCAATTTCTACGATGGAGACGAAAACGTTTTCTGCGGAAACAATTTTGGTATTCCACGAGCAAAAATGCCTCAGGCTGGTGGACGCTTAGCAGGAGCAAATACTCGCGGAGCAGAGCTCGGTCTTGCTGGACAGATTCCTATCAAAGAGGCCCCTCATAAACATGTTGACCCTTATAAAATAAAAACATGGGACGGTGAAAAAAGATTTGAAGGAATCATGGAAAAAATTCAGGAGAGTCCAGAATCCGCTGCCTCTATATCAGATGAAGACAGACAGTTCGTAATAGAAAATATGGACTGGAATCTTTTTGAAGTTTCCGGAGAAGAAATGATTAAGGAAATAATTAGAGGGAAATTGGGTGACGATTCAATAAAAGAAAACCTGGCTGTTAACCCGGATGATTACACTCCTTCTCAACAGGAATTAGATGCCGTACAGACCGATGGGATGCACAAATCACTGAAAGCTGCCGTTAAGCACTACACCGAAGTTCTTACAAAAGACGGAAGATACAAGAGGGGAACAAAAGAATTCACCGATGCTTTAATTCAAGCCCTAAAAGAAGACACCAATGCTAAGGCTAAACTTTCTGAAAGAAGGGGTACCAGTGCAATGATGGACCCCATTCTGGCAACCTCAGATAAGTTGCTACTTGACGGACACCATAGATGGAGCGCAATAACCGTATTTAACGGAGAAGTAGACGACGACCAGCAAATCCCCTTACACGTTGACGAAGTTCAGACAGACATCATTAGTGGTCTTACTTTAACAAAAGTTCTTCAAAGAGGATTAGGAATCAAGGACGCAAAACTTACTGGAGCTGTTGACTTCGAAGAAGGCGATGTTAAGAAAGTTAAAATTGGAGAAAGAGACAGGGTGCTGAAAGAAATCAACGACGGCATGGATGACCTTGCGGCTGAAATCTATGCAGAAGGTGACTTTATCGAGATTGATTCAGTCGGGATGAGAAACAACCCTGCATATGCAGAAGAAGTATTGACTCGGCAACAAGATGCACTGACGAGAAGAGCTGGTCCAGCAGCACGGGCTCGTGAGGCAGAACTTGACGCAGCCGTTCGTAATGTGAGAACAAAACCTTCGGCAGATGCTCCCGCAGAAAGAGAATCTGTTGGCAGGTTGGCAAAAATGCGTAAAGGCAAGAGACTGAGCAGTGGAAAGACTACTGAGGCTCCTGCTTCAGGCAAGACGGTAGGAATGTCTCCTAAAAACTACGCTAGCGAATACTATTCAAGAATAGGTCTTCCCGGTTCTCTTGACCCGGACATGATGCCAGTAAGTGGATATCTAGTTCACAAATCTCACATGGATGCAAAACGTGCCCAGATTACAAAAGGCGGAATGCCTGGAAACCTCAGACCAGATGGCGTGTTTGAAGTAGGGGACGAAGATTTGGTTGGAGACGGCCTAACTGCTCTGGGTGACATGGAAATAGTTTTGCGCCCTGGAGTGTCAAACCGAGTCGCCTACGGACGAGGCAATGCTCTCACTTCGGCTCACAGGCCCGTAATGCTTAACTCGCGTAACAGAGATGACGTAGCTGACGCAATCCTTAATGCCGACGGAGTAAACGCTGAAGAAACAAAACGAGAAGCTCTTCTACATATGCTCTCTTCTTCTTTGAATAACGATTTTTCGAACGCAAACGCATCAAGAAGCTCTAGTGGAAAAATGCCATCTTCGTTCGACAAGAAACTACCCGAAGGCTCCACCAGGGAACCTTTTGAGGCTCAGATTCTGGGCGGATTTGACGTTGCTGATATCGAACAAATAAACGTTCCATTGAGCAAGATTGAAGCCGCCTCGGCGAAAGAAGACATTTCCGACGTTGTTGATGCCGTATCGATTGCTGACAAGTTAAGAAAAGCTGGATTTTCTCAAGAAGAGATTGAATACTTCTACTCTATGGGTGGAGGACAATCGCTAGACACGGCAAGCATGTCCATGCTCCGTAAATACAGAGCATCGCAGAAGATGAAAGACGACTTTGCTAAGCGTGGCCTGAATAATGTCAAGTTTGCTCACCCGAATGGTTTCAATATTGAAGACGCTCGCTCTCATTCAAAGAGTGCCAAAGCAGGCCAGTCTGTTGAGTCAACCCTTAAGGACTCCATAGCTGAGGAAATTATTGCAGCAGCGAAAGACTTACTTAAGCAAATGAAAACCACAAATAAGCCAAAAGTGACATCCATATATGGAGGAAAGCTATGAGAGCTGCACTTGTAGCGCTTCTTGGGGACTCGCGTGTTTATTACGACGTGGACGCAAAAAGAGGCCAGAAGGATGCGGCTGTTGAGAAGGCTGACGGCTCGATTGTAAAAATGGATTTAATGCACTTGTCAAGTACGGCTAGAAATCTTACAAAACTACGAAACACTCCTTTTCAAAGATTCGTATGGGACTCCCCCAAAGACCCCTTGTCGGGAGCATGGTACGAAACCTTTATTGAGAAAACACGTCCAATAAACGATTCACTCATGGACTCGATGCCAATGCATTCAGCGCTTGGTAAAAATAAGAAAAAGATAGACAAAACTGAAAAGTCTGTTAAGTCTTTCCGACTGGACGAAATCACTCGCCGCATGCTTTCCAACTCGTGCTGCAGCGAGGTGGTACAGTTAAACGTAAACGATTACGCCTTTAAGTCGCTAGAAGAACGCGACTTTGCGTGGCTTTCAGTTAAGACTATGAGAAGTATAGAAAAGGCCATAAATGATGAACAGTGACGGAATCAAGGCAGACCCTCTTGGCGGTTTGTTGCCCCAAGAGCTTGTCACTGGGGACATCTTGCGTGGTAGAGGACCAAGGCGTGGAAACCTTGAACGCCTACTCAGATACTGGCGTCCCATCATGAAGAAACCAGGCGGCTTTCGCAGGTGTCGGGTCATTCTGGTTAATCACCCAGAACTGTACCCACTAAACAATATCTGTGCTTGGTTGCATCACGAAACTACTGGTCTTTGGCCAAACGAAGGTTGCCATCATCCAGGTATGAAGAACTGCAGGAAGAAGCTCCGGAAACTGACCAACTGGACGGATTCCCAATTCAACACTTCTCTTTCAGGAAAGAAGCCTAAAAATATGATTAGGACTTCTGGAGAAAAATCTGATTCACCATTTGGTTCTGATTTGTTCTTTTACGAACAACCAGATACCGATTTTAAATCAAACGAAAATTCGGTCGTAACAGAGTCGGATATTTTCCACGCTATGAAGGTTCTGAATGAGTTTTGCGAGATGGAAAAAGATTTTGTGACCTTCTTAAGAAATGACAAAAATTGGCAAATAGAGGGTGAAGACGAATCCGGAAAGAAATCCTTTTCTCAGGTTCTGAAAACGTCTTCACTAGAGGATGAGTGCTGTGGATAACGCAAACGACTGCTGTAGCGGGAATGAGATACTGGTAACAAGGGTTTTACTGTTTAACCCTGCTCAAAAACAAAATATTGACTATATTCGCGGGACAAAAACGTTAACTCAAGAAATTACCGATTACAAAGCTTTGTCTAGAAAATTCGGCAACACCAGAAGAATTCAGCGTAATCAGCAATCTAGTGGAATGCAGTTTAAGGCGAACGCTTTGCGACAGTTGGGAAGCTCGGCGTTAAGCGTGGCGGTCCCAGGAGATTCTGGCCCACTGCGCTCACCAGTACGTTCTGCTATTTACAGAACAATAACCCCAGGACGCCCAGGGGGTCGTGGCGGTTCGCTTCCTGGGCAAAACAGGGCTCATCGATGCCCAGAGGGATATCAATACGGTGGAAGATTTACAGACAATAGGCTTTCCACTTGTGGTGCAAAGCTCTTTGCAATACCTTCTGCTCTAGGAGCAGCAATAGGGGCAGCCAGAGGAGCCCTTACTTCAGGAATATCTTCACAAACACGCGGAAGAGACCTGACGGGGTCTCCTTACGACAGCTCAATTATTCTGTCTCGCGCACCTCAAATACCTAAAGTCGGAGCCTTCAATAGTCGTGCGTCTCTAAGCAGGCTAAAAGAAGAAATAAGTTCAATAGGTAAGTTCAATAAAGAATCGGGCTTAAAAGTAAGAAGAATGATTCGTCGTGATGGCTTCGTGCTTGAACCAGTTGTTCCCAACAAAGTACTAAGAGCAATCCCTGACAACAGAGACATGGAGGGGGCGTATTTCGTAATGTCGGCCCTTTCTCCAAAAGACATCGGAGGAGAGGAGCTTGGCCTTCTTTCGAATACTGGAGTGACTTCTTTAATTTACGTACTCCCGGGCGGCTCGTCTGTCACGCTAGAAAAAGCCAGAGCACTGGAAGTTGGCGAAAGAAGAAAACTTGGAAGAACACTAAATCAAGTTATTGCAATCGATAACTCAAGAGACCCTTCAAAACGCCTCAAAGCGCTTGCTGATGCCATCGGTGACGGCATGCTCTATTCCGAGGATTTCGTAGGAGTCAAGAACCCAAACGAAATAGTCAAAGGCAGAATCAGCTGGGCATCACAGGTATGGGGAAAGCGCATGATGACGCAACCTCAGTCTTCGTCCACGCGCGATACGGAATCTTTCGGGCCACGCAGAAAGCTGATATCCAATGTTGATTCGGCAGTTCAGCATCTCGTAAATGGTGGCTCAATGTCAGATATTGACCCAAAAATCATGTCCAAAGTTTTGTCTAAATCTGGAGTGATTCAAAAACAGAAACTTGCCAACAACATAGTTGCTATCGCCACCCCTACAGAGCGGTTATTTCTTTACAACAAACCAAATAGATTTCAGCACATTGGGGAAAGATTCGCTGCCGATGTTCAACAACAGCTCGGACTAGAGTCTCCAGACGTAATTTTTGCTGACAAACCAGGAGAAGTAAGAAGATTCTTACGACAAGAGGTTACGAGCGCAATCCCCGGTGGCGTCTTCAACCCAGAGATAAAGTTCAATGAACTTGAGCCTTCTGATGTTGCTGCATTAATGGTGTCGGACTACCTAACCGACCAAAGAGAACGCCCACTTACGTCTATTTACACCATAGACACTCCTGACGCAAGAAGACTTATAGCAGGACAAAACGTAACATCTGGACTTGTTGATTTGTCCAAGATAGAAATTACAAAGCGCATGAATATGCGAATAAACGATTTCTACGCAACGCAACTTACTCCTTCATATTCCGACTACTACCAGTCGCTCAAAGCACAACAAAGAGTTGCATTCATGAAGTTTTTGTCCTTAATGATTCAAAGAGCAAAAAAATTCAACTCATTAGAATTTCAAAAATCTCTATCCAAATACGGCCTTTCTGAGGGTGAAAAAATACATCTGAATATTCTTGGCAAACTGTTTGATGCAAGACTAGAAAACTTGAATGCTGGAAAAGATACTCTTAAAAAATTAATTAGTGGAGCTATATAATGAAAATCGGTTTTATCAAGGACGTTTTTGGAGGAATGCCTCATGTTATGGCAACCTCAAACAACGACAAAATTCAGGTAAAAGCAATTACCGAATATGGCAAATCGATTGTTTCTGATTTTAATTTTGACGCTTACAACATTAAGTCAACAGTGCCTGACGGTTTCATTTTTACCGGATTCTTCGAAAACTCAGAAATAGTAGAGGACGAGCCTGTTTCTAAAGCAATTGATAAAAAATCGTATCGCTATATAGCTACTGTAAAAAACGATAAAAGCTCAAATCGTGACCCTATAGAAAATACGCCAATCAGGTCGTTTTCCTCTGTAGTCAACAAACTTAACGCTATTTCTTTCAAGACCAGCAACTTTAAAAACCTTAAGAAAAAATCAGAATTCAAGAGAAGAATAAAGTCAGGAAAAGTTTTTTTTGACGAAAAATCTCGCTCTGTGAAATCTCATCCCAAAGCGCAGTTTGGACAAATAGAGACAGAACTCATATATGGACAATTTGGTCAAGGATTTATTAGAAAAACAGCCAATAGAAAAACAGCAGAAACTTCTTCAAGTCGTCGATTAACTCGCAGAGCCAAGACCCTGGAAAGCATTACCCGAGAATCGATGGCTGGCCAAAAGGAATCAATCTCAGCACGGGTTTCTTACACTAGAAACGAAATAAAACATGCAAGGTAAATCTCCAGCAAAAGCAAAAGTATTGGCTCTGCGTCTTGCTCAAGACATAGGGTGCTCCGGCGCACACAAAGATTCAGAAGGTAGATGGATGCCTTGCGCTTCCATGGAAGAGATGGAAAGAATCTCAAACACTGCCGAGACATCAAGATGGAGAAGTGTCGTTCCAGGAGCTAAAGAAGCGGGAACAAAAAGAAGCATCGGAAAAAACAAGAGAAAACGACGCTCTGATGGATGGGAAAACCTGACGGAAGCACCAATACGAGGAATCGGCTCACTGGAAGGTGGAGGAATCGTCTCGTCTACGTCTTTTAGTGGTAAATCCATTGGATGCTGCGAAGAAAAGGGTGTCGGCCCAGAGTTTGTAAGAGATAACGACGTAGACGTCTTTATTGACCCGGAATCCGCCAAGGCTCGTTCTCGCCAGATTGGGTGCATAGGAATCAGTAGAAGAGTGAGCAAGTCAGGACGCACGGTATGGATGCCGTGCACAAATATGACTGATTATTCCAATAGAACTGGTTCAACATCTTTGGGCAGAAGAAACGTCAGCAAGAGGCGTGAACAGGAAACCAGAAACGCCGTCAGGACTGTCTTACGCGAAAAACCAAAGTCAAGCGTCACAAGGAAAACATCCCTCACGCGAGAGCTCATTAGTAAGTAACGTAATCTATTTACGTACTTTAATTGCAAAATATTATTAGTTACACCGAGAGGTGTGAATTATCTGTTATTTTTGTTTATACATAAGAGCTGGGTGCTTACCTAAGCCTTGGACAAAATACCAATACCCCCACCCAACTCATAAGAGGAGAACCCAATGTCGGAAGACAAAGCACGTACAGAAGAACTACAATCAGCTCTTCGCACAAAGATGGCAGACAATAAGACCATCGCAGATTCATTCAAAATCGAGGACGGCACAGTAGTCGTTACTCCTGAGCAAAAGTCAGCGTTCGACAAGAACATGCGCGACATCAAAGAAATCAAGGGCCTTATCGGTGACCTTGAGACCATGAACCAAGTTGATAACTGGGCATCACAGCCATCAGGTAGCTCCACAGGAGCAGCTTATGCTGCCGCTGCAGCAGACCTTGGTAGCTTGTCATCACATGAAATCAAGTCAATTGGTCAAATGTTCACTGATTCAGCAGAGTTCAAGGCACTTAATGGTGGCCGCAATGGAGCAAACATGGTTTCACCATGGCAAATTGCTGCATCGTTGACTTCATACACCTCTGGTTACAACGTAAAGGACGTTTACTCGGGTCTGCCAACAACAGCAGTAACCGATAGCCGTCTTGGTTCATTTGGTTCCGTACAGCGTGACCCAATGGTATTGCCACCAACACGTACAAAGCGTGTTCGTGACTTGTTCCCAGTCCGCAAGACAAACGCTGCAGTTATCGAATACTTCCGTCAACTTGGTTTCACAACCTTGCAGGCTGGAGCAGGCGTAAACAGTGCATCAACAGTTGCAGAGCGTAACGCCGGCAATACCGCATTCGGTGTCAAGCCACAGTCTTCGTTCGCCTTCGTTGGTGAGCAGGCTCCAGTGCGTACACTTGCACATTGGGAAGCAGCACACCGTAACGTTCTTGCAGACGAGCCACAGCTCCGCAGCATCATCGACAACGAATTGATGTACGGTCTCCGTCTCCTTGAGGATAACCAAATCCTCAACGGTAACGGTGCTGGTGAAAACTTGTTGGGCGTTCGTAACACACCAAACATTCAGACATACAACTGGTCAAGCGGTGCAGCTCTGCCAGTACCAGACACCAAGGCAGATGCACTTCGTCGTGCGGCAACCTTGTCGTTCCTTGCGTACTACGAGCCAAGCGGCATCGTTCTTCACCCGAACGACTGGGAAGACATCGAGCTTACCAAGGACACTAACGGCCAGTACCTCATCGCAGTTTCGGTTGCAATGGGTGGCGAGCCACGCGTCTGGCGTATGCCAATCGTTGACACTCCAGCAATGACTGAAGGTAAGGCACTTGTTGGAGCCTTCGGTACCGGAGCACAGTTGTACGACCGTGAAGAAGCAAGCATCCGCATCAGCGAACAGCATTCGGACTTCTTCGTCCGCAACGCAATCGTTATCCTTGCAGAGCAAAGACTTGCACTCGCTGTCAAGCGCCCAGAAGCATTCGTCGAAGTAACCTTCAACAGCGCACCAGCCTGATAAGCACTAAGCGGAACCCCGTTCATCCTTTAGGGGGTGGGCGGGGTTTTTGCCTTTTATAACCCAAAAACTATGAGAAGATATCTTATATGACTAATCCATTTGATGACATCGAAAAAACGTTTGAAGAACTCCAGGGCCTATCTGACCAAATAGAGGTAGAACTAGCCCTTGAGCAGATAGCCAGCCAATCCATGATTGAGCTGAAGCACATTGAAATGCACCCAATATTCGATGAATATTACGGCTCTTTTGTTTTCCAGGAAGTACTAGTCAAAGGTTCAAAAAAACCAGTACTTAAAGACCCAAAGGGTGGCCTGACTGCTGCCGGACGAGCTTACTTCAAAAGAAAAGAAGGAGCTAGCTTGAAGCCAGGAGTAAGGGGGGCTGCCGATACTCCTGAAAAGATGAGAAGAAAAGGTTCTTTCTTGACTCGTTTCTTCACAAACCCATCAGGCCCTATGAAAGACGAAAAGGGCAGAGCAACTAGATTGGCTCTATCGGCTTCAGCCTGGGGTGAACCGGTGCCTCAAAATATCGAAGATGCCAAGAAGCTTGCAGCAAAAGGAAGAAGAATGCTGGAAAGATACCAGAATTCTAAATCTAAGAAATCACATTTTTCTTACGACTACTTTAATAAGTTTTCGCCAGATAGTTATAACGAATTTATTAATTCAGAAGAACTTAAAGGACTTATACCTCCTGATGGAATGTTGTTCTTGAGTGAATCCATGTCCGAAGAGCAGCAAGCGATACGCGCATCCCTTCGGAGAAACATTTCCGAGCTAGCGCCTTCGTCCAAAACCGCATCGCAGTCTTATGTTTCGGAAGATTCAGAAGAACTAAAAAGAATGTCCAAGGCAGCAAAAATGATGAAACAGCGTCGCAAGGCTAAGCAAAAAAATGGCTGAGCAATACTGGTACACAGCAAAAGTACTCAAGGTAATAGACGGAGACACTCTGGACGTGATGATAGACCTGGGGTTTAGTATTCACCACAAAGCCAGAGTAAGACTTTATGGGGTAAATACCCCGGAGTCACGTACCAAAGATTTAGCGGAAAAACAAATGGGCCTCAAGGCAAAATCTTTTACTACGGACTGGACAGCGCGACACTCTACGGTCTTTTTAAAGACGATTGCTGGCAAGGACGATAAGTACGGAAGAGTACTGGCTTTAATATATTCCGACAAGGACGTCAAATCCGAATTAACCGCATGCCTTAATCAGGACATAGTTTCATCGGGCTACGCTCGTGAGTACTACGGCCAAGGAGACAAAACCTGGGAAGAATTTAAATGAACAACAATACATGGGCTTCATATCGTGGACCAATTAAAGGAATACGCATAGAAGAAAAGGCAGACGATTCTGCTAAATGCCCAACGGCAACAAAAGATGTTTCGGTAAACCTACTAAATCGTAAAAAGGCAATTGCTGTTGCCGACTATGGCCCGCTTAATCCAGAAGAGAAAAACGAAGAGTTCTGGTCCAAACTTGCCAACGAGTGGGAAGTAAGCACCGAAGAGGCTAAGAAGCAGAAATGCGGCAATTGCGCAGTTTTTATTGTCACCCCACAAATGAAGTCATGCATACAAGACGGACTTGTTGGAGACGACAGAAAAGACGAATGGGGAGCAATAGACGAAGCTGGTGAACTAGGATACTGTGAAGCATTCGACTTTAAATGCGCTTCAAAGAGAACTTGTCGCGCTTGGGTCACCGGAGGACCAATACGTGAAGAAAAAAATAAATAACGTTATTAACTGGCTAGCGGCAATTGTTTCAGCCGTTGTTGTGGCAAGAACAGCTATAAAGATAAAAAAAGCAGTGGGTCACCCCAACCCTGAAATGTGGGAATAGATTTCGTGCTCGTCGCAAGACGTATAACGCATTCCTGACGTCTCCACCTTGCGTGGATATCCTGGTTCACCGCATTTCTCACACACGCTGAAAGAATCCTGCTCGATAGCAAGAATCAGCGAATTAACTTTACTGTATTCTTCCATGTTTGAAAGATTGAAGTAAAACCGCAGTCCACCAAACTTTTCTTTTATCTGCGCAACCGTATAGTTCGGGTCCTGAGTAAATAAAATAGTATCGCATTTTATTATTAGTTCCGCCCAGCCATAACCGCAGTCAATGGTTGCCGGTATGCCGTCAGCAAAACGGTCAAGGATGTTTTGGAAATCCGGGTCTGAACCTATGTTGATATTCATAGCTAAATCCTATAGTGATATTGCGCGTCGGGCAGGATTCGAACCTGCAATCTACAGATTAGAAGTCTGTTGCCTTATCCCTTGGGCCACCGACGCTAGGGGTTTTGTTTATTCTTTTTAGCATGATACAGGTTTCTTTGCTGTTCATTTAGCTTCTCTTTGTTTTTCAGATTGTACTCGCGCATGTACTCAAGGTTCTTGCCTCTTCTTTTTGAGTCACTTATGCGCTTGCATTCCTTGCAGGTTCTGTATTCTTTACCAATTTGCCTACCCTGTTTCTTCACGTATACAAGCGGTTCAAATTCCTCAAAAGAATGACCTTTTTTACAATGAGTCTGTTTTTTCGTCTGAGGGGGGTTTCTTCCCTTTTTGAACATATCCTTCATGTTTCCTGAATTTGTATCTAAAAAAAGATGTTCAGGATTAACGCACGGCGGGACGTCACAAGTGTGACAGACAAACATTCCTTCTGGTATTTCGCCTCTAAACCATAAATAACTGAGCTTGTGCGTGCTTGTAGTTTTGCCTTCAAAACCCATGGAACCATAGCCTTTGGAATTCAAAGCGCCCGTCCATAGCCAACAAGATTCGGTCTTGTTTACCTTTTGGAAAAAACGCTCTTCGTAGGACATATTTTTAGACATGTGTCTACTTTACTGGGCAGGCTCCTGTTGCGCAATCTTCCATGTCAATTTCTCCATCGAACTTTGACTGAACAAGCGGAATAGTGAAGTCAATCTTTGCGACAGTCTTTTCGTACTCTTCTTTTGTGATTTCTTCGTATGGAGGAAGAACAAAGTTATGGTCTGTGTGAAGAAGGAACGAAACAGACTTAACGCTGTCGTTGTAATTCTTTGAAAGCCATTGCTTGATTTCCTCAAGTTCTTCCTTGCGGTAATACACAGTGACCGATACGGCATTGTCTGCCCATTCTGTCTGAAGCTTCTTGACCCACTCCAATTGCTGAACCGCTGTCATTTCACTGACCAGAATCGACCCCTGCGGTGATTCACAAGGGAACTCAACAACATAACGGGTGTGGTCTTCTCGTCCATCGATACCGATATCCCAGACAACCTTGTAGCCCCTCTTACGGCAGGCTTCCACAAGTGGGTCATTCGAGCCAAAACGGACTCTACGGGTGTAATAGGCTGCAAAGGCCGGATGTATGCCCGGAGTGACCCCAGGAAGCAGAGAGAGCGTCCCAGAGGGCTGTACGGTGGTAAGACGGATGGACTTCGGAAAGCCTTTTTCTGCTGAGTACTCGGCGTCAAGGTCACGAAGGTAGTCGTATGTCGTGGAGAGCCAAGAAACCTGCTGTTCGGAGGCTTGAAGCACTCCTGTGACGCTTTGTCCAATTCTGGCGTTCTTGCGAACAATCTTGGTTGTCTTTTCAAACGGGTACGAAAGTCGTGTTATTTGCTTTTGTGTCATGTAGAGAAGACGAGAGATAGACATCAACTGTTTTACGGATTCCACGTTCGGCAGGAAGATTGTGGACAAGTTGCACGACTCTCCATCTGCTAGGCCGATTTCGGCACATGGATTAAAACCTTCGATTGAGTTATCAACGTTCTTTTCACCAAGTCGACCGACGGCTCTTGCAAGCTTTCTGTTAAGGAATCCGTATGGTTCGCCAGAACCGTCGTAGCCCTTCCAAATCTCAGCAGGAATCTCGTCCCAACCATCGGCATAGATAGAGTTGTTGCTGTTTGCTCGCCATGCAGGAATGTTTCCACTTCCCCAGTTCTTGGCACGCTGGAACAAAACGTCATCAGGGTCGCCTGCGGCTATTTGCGCCGACCGACGCGACGAGCCGGAAACAACAACGCGACCAATAATGTTACAAATATCCAAAACATCGATAGACCGAAGCTTCTTTCCTACTCTGTTTTCCAAAACTTTACAAATGTCTTCGACGCCTTCAATAAGCGCACCAGGACCTGATGCAGTTCCACCCATCTTGCCTAACTTTGCTCCGTACTCTCGTACAAGAATTGTTGAGTAAGTAAAAGACTTACCAGTATCAAAGTATGACTTCAATACGGCATGTAGTAGACGGCTCCAGCCCTCTCGTGAGTCTGGAACAATGATGTTCGCATCGTTTGTTCGTTCGTGTGAAATAACAACGCCAGACTTCACTTTGGGAAGGTCATGAATCTTTGAACGCTCTACGGAAAATCCAACTCCGCCACCAAGCATCAAGTAGTTAAAGAGAAACTCAAAGTCATCTATCTTTTCGATGTTTGTGAAGTAGCAGTTGTTCAACGATGCTCCACCAAAAGATTCAACCATTGGAGTTCCAAGCTGCCAAAGCGCTCTACCGCTTACTGAACACCTCAAGTGGTACATGTGGTCAAAAAGTTCTTCAGCTTCTTCTCTGGTGTAAGGAACACCAATAGCAATTGCTCCATTAACAACTCGCTGAATTGTTTCAGCCCATGTTTCAATATCGCCATTCTCTTTTAAGCGACCATAGGTGCGCAAAAAAACGATTTCACCCATTCCGTTAAAGCCCCAAGGGACTTGCTTGTTCGCGTATGAGGCAATAAATTCATCGTCAATGAGGTTCATAATTTCCTGTCAGGTAGGGGTCACTTAATAACTGTGAGTAAATGAGTGTAGCGCAAAAACGAATAAAGAAAAAGTCGAGAGACGATGAAATTTATTTTATGAAACCGTATTCTTTTGCAGTGGCCAAAGGAATGTTTTTTCCCTTTTTAAAGACAAGAATCTTTGTAATTATTCCGGGCGCAATTTCACGTTCTTCAAAATAATCTTCTTCAATGTAGAAAGTTAACGAGTTGTCTAGCGAAGACGAAGTGTTGTATCCCCATATTGTCTCCGGAGCGGGAGTATCTCCTACGCAGTCTCCAGTAGGGTGACCACAGACCGGGCATGGCTGTCTGTCTGCCCTGTGGATATCTATTCCAGACGCATCATTTCTAAAGAGGGATGACTCACCAAATCCAGCACTATTATAAAATTCAGACATAATATAAGTTTACTTAAATTAATCTCTGCATTATAAACCCTAGGTCGGAAATCTTGGATGTCGCTGTGGCTAGATTGTCTCCAGTAACGGAATCGTCTGGGTCCATCTGCAAAACCCTGCGGAGCATGGTCGGGTACTTGGTCTGGCGAGTGTATTCGTCAGCTTTTTCTGGATAAACCAACACCTCTTTCCAGCTAACTTTTCTGCCTATTTCAATCTTGTACGGCGCTGCAACCATTGAAACGGGAGAAACGTGGTCAGTATCTTCATCAATGGACGTATGACTAACGGTTATGCACTCGTAAACCGGGAGACTTTGGTCAGCAAAAGCGGTGGCAAGGTCCATGTTCTTGGTCTTGTAGGAGTCTAGGGAGCAATATCCTTCTGAAACCATAGTTATCGCAGTTGACCACAAGTCCGTCCTGAGGACTTTGCATAACTCTTTACATCTATTGAACCTAGTTTCAGGGTCAAGCTTGCCAGTTTCCCCGTTCATTTGGCAAATCGCTATGAGGGTGTTGTCTAGCCAAGCTAGAAAATGAATCGAGAGCTCTTCTCCTAGTCCGTGTTCACTGACCGCTTCATCCTTAGCCATTTGGGCCGAGGTCAATGCCAGTGCCATTTTACTAAAATCATTTACATATTGCTCCACGAAAAAATCTTAGTCAATGACCCTCAGAATACGGGTAAACAAATAAAGTTGTTTTACCCTGTACGACATACCCGTACGCTATTGTTTTAGCCATGAGCGATAGCAAGAAAAAAACATCATCAAAAAAAGCACCAGTCAAGAAGGCTGCAGCCAAGAAAAAGGCTCCCGCCAAAAAGGCTCCCGCCAAGAAAACTGCGGCTCCAAAGAAGAAGAGCGTTAAGCCTGCCGTTGAAGCAGCAGTAATTCATGAAGCATTGCACGAATTGGAAACGATTAAAATTAATTTCGTTGATGGAACATCTGAATTTAAAGATTTCATTTCATCCACCACAAACGAGATTAAAGACCTTGTGAAGAAGGAAGCCCCTGCTCGCGTTGGCACCTTGAAGAGAATCTTTTCAAAACTGTTTAAGCGTTAGTCTTTCCGAGAGGAAAGCTTCGCCCAAATGACAACAGAACGACGAAAAGCCCCACGTAGGGCCATTATTTCTATTGAAAAAATAGGAGCATGGGGACAACTAACGTATCAGCACAAGCTTTCTTGTGGTCATATTGATGTTAGAAAACGCAAAGCTTCATCAAGTGATATTGCGTGCATGTGGTGCTTGCGCGCCAAAGAAAAGCAAGTAGAGCTTAAGTCTTTTACTGCACCTTCTCCATCAAACGTTTTTTACGATGATGATTTAGCAGAACAAGAAACTCGAATAGAAAAAACCAGAGCAGCGATTGCTTCCAGAATAGGTGTTCCGATGGAAGCAGTAGATGTTGCTTCAGAAGATATCAACGGTCAACTTGTGATTCGCAGCGCAGTCGTGTATCTTTCATCTCGCGATGTAATCCGTATCGCAGGAGAATAACTTCTCCCCACGGCAAGACAGGGTTTACTAGTGAACAATATTGAACGTATAGACAGTATTCCCGAGGGTGGTAGTTGCACTGGACAAGACCTCAACATGTGGTTTCCTATGGCGGACAAATCTCAGCCAGGAAAATTCTCAGACAATTATCGCAAAGCAAAAAAAGATGCTGCACTTGCGAAGAGCATTTGCAAAGATTGTTCTGTTCGTTTAGAGTGTTTGTCTTACGGCTTGTATCACGAATCTTTTGGTATATGGGGTGGAGCGTCAGAACGTGAGAGGCATCAAATGAGAAGAAAACTAAATATCATTATGATTCCTAAAGTCCCCGTCAACCTACTCCTGCCTCGGTGACCATCTAGATGACAAATCCTTCTTTAGAAACTGAAAATTTTCTAGCCTTATTAGATGGTGTTCGTAAGGCTGGCTCTGGATGGATTGCGCGCTGTCCCTGCAGAAATGATGACGCTAATCCGTCTCTCTCTGTTGGACAAGGAATGGATGGTCGAGTTCTCGTTACCTGTCATCGAGGAATGTCCTGCAACGTAGAAGAGATATGTACTGCCGTTGGTTTGAGTGTTGCAGATTTGATGCCACGAAAAGACGATTCGGACTATCTACAGAACAAAGATTATCGTCCAGTTTCTCCACCAAAAAGCTCAGAGCAACAGAAAAAACCAGTGGTCGCAAAACCTACACCTTCAACAAAGCAAACATTGGTAGCAACCTACGACTACACGGACGAAAATGGAAAACTGTTATTCCAAAAGCTTAGATACGTAGACGAGAACGGCAAGAAAACATTTAGTCAACGAAAGCCCGACTCTAGAGGTGGCTGGGAGTACAGCCTCGGCGATATACCTAAGGTTCTTTACAATCTTCCCGCAGTTATAAACTCAAAGAAGTTTGATGCTGCCGTATGGGTTGTAGAGGGCGAAAAAGACGTAGACACGTTGACTGACGCTGGTTATATTGCTACAACCATGCCTGGTGGTGCTGGGAAATGGCTTGATATTCATACCGAACCCCTTGCTGGTTTAGTTGTGGAGATAATCGCCGACAAAGACGAGGTTGGATTAAAACACGCTTTAGATGTTTGTGAAAAACTTAAAGCGGTGGGATGTGACGCTCAAGTCTGGGTATGCCCAGAGCACAAGGACATAACGGACCACCTTGAGGCTGGAAAAGCTATTGACGAACTAGTTCCGTACATTCCAGAAGAACCAGAACCGGAACAAATGTCTGCGGATGGATTTAATGAAGTAGTTGTTTCTGAATCAAAGATTACAGACGAACTTTCTCCTGAAGACTTGGCTCTAACCAAGATTCAAGAAATCTTAGACAGAAGCGACCTAAATAATAAACAGAAGATAGCAAAAAGCGGTCTCATTCTCGCAACGGCAACTGTTTCTTTTACTTTAGATACGGGCCGTCTTGTTCACTGGAACGATTTTATTAATGAATCCGATGGAGACTCTTACGATTGGGCTATACCTGGCCTTATTGAAAGAGGAGAAAGAGTTATTGTTGTTGCTGCCGAAGGTGTCGGTAAAACAATGTTGGCTAGACAGGTTGCGCTTCTTTCAGCGGCTGGAATACATCCGTTTTCGTTTCAACCCATGAAACCAATCACAACACTTACGGTTGACCTTGAAAACCCAGACAGAATCATTAGAAGAACTGGTCGCTCTATAGCGCTTCAAGCCATGTCGCAGGGTCGCGTGTCTCGCCTGAACGCCGAATTGCTAACTCGTCCATCTGGAATGGATTTGCTGAAGGCTAGCGATAGGGCGATTCTTGAAGAAGCGCTTGATACGGTCAAGCCTGAGCTTTTGGTCATAGGTCCTCTTTATAAGGCGTTCTTAGACCCAGGTGGCAGAACTTCTGAGTCAATCGCATTAGAAGTTGCAAAATACTTGGACACGATTAGAACCATCTATAAATGCGCCCTATGGATTGAGCATCACGCCCCTCTTGGTACAAGTATGACAAGCAGGGACCTGCGTCCGTTCGGTTCGGCTGTCTGGTCTAGGTGGCCAGAGTTCGGTATTTCTCTTCAGCCAGACCCAACGGCATTGGGAGGCTATGTTTATGATGTACGCCATTTCAGAGGTGCTCGTGACGAGCGCCAATGGCCTACTAAAATTAAGAGAGGCGTCAGATTTCCATTTGAGGTCGTCGAGTGGTCTAAGGCTGTTAAATGAGTGACGAAAAATCAAAACCAATTACTACTAAAGAGTTTCTAAACGAAAGAGACATGCGCATTTTCAAGATGCGTCAAGCAGGAACTTCCGTAAATGAAATAGCCAGAAGATTTGGTGTTTCTTCAGCCTCAGTGTCCAGGTCTATCCAACGTCAGCTTGAAAAGATGAACAAGGAAGCCATCCTCGCTTACCCTGAAGTCTTGAGAATGGAGCTGGAGCGTTTAGACAACCTGCAGCAAGCAATATGGCCCATGACGCAACACAGACGCATAGTCGGTGACGATGGAACAGAAATGCAGATAGAGCCGGACCTCAAGGCAATACAGCAAGTTCTCTCCATAATGGACCGAAGAACGAAATTGCTTGGCATGGAGCAGACGAACGTAAACGTAAACGTTGACGGAACCCTAAATCAAACAGTTCGCGCGACTATTGCGGGCCAGCCTGGCGTAACAATGCCTGCAGTTGGTTTCGATGCCGAATCAGAAGCAAGAAAGTTGCTGGAATTAATGGCGATTTCTGGGGTGTTACCAGAGGAGACTGTTTATGCAATTCTTAGAAAAAACCAAGAAGATGAAGGTTTGATTATCGACGCTGAAGTAGTATCTGACTCAACGGATGAGCCAAACTACAGGGACCCAAGCGATGACGATATCGAACAATGAAAATGACGAACTTGACAATATTCGCGTAGCTATGGACAAGGTTGCAGAAACCTTGACACCCACTGTCTCACCTTTAATTGACGCTTCAGACGGTCCAGCAGACAAACAGGTCCTTATTCGTACCAACGACTACGAAAGAGGCAGATGGAAAGAAGCTGCCAACATAGAGCAGGTGACCCTTTCTGCGTGGATTAGAAACATTCTTAATTCCGAAGCCAAGAGATTGCTCGAATGTGACCACCCAATGGAAATGATGCGTTTCTATCCTTGGGCCAAGATATGCACTAAATGCGGTAATCGGCTTTAGTTTGCGCATATCTTCTAATGGTATTATTTAATTAAATGTCTTCCGATAATGAATTCCCCATCCCTTTCGAGGAGTCCAGACGCGGTCTGGCGGCCAACCAAGAGGAAAAAGCGGCCGTAGGGCGACTTGGTCAGTATTTAGCTTCTCGCGGAGTAAATAGACCGACAATTGGCGAAGGACGCAAAAGAAGAAGACTCGGAAATATCGAGCTCCCCACGGGCGGTAAGCCGGGAAAAAGAAAACCTACCGGCTCCAGAATGGACGTTGACGGTGATGGCTGGGCAGATGAGGGAACAACAAAGCCAGTATGGGTCGGAATTGACGGTCAAGGGAAAAAGCCAGGGACTCCGGATTCAATAGCGTCTTCGTCTTCTGACAAGACACCCTCGCCAAAAAGACTATCTAGCGGCATGACTCAACTCTCGGAGATTGAAGTTTATGACTATGGAAACTTAAAAGCTGCAAAAAAAGTTAGGTCAACTCAGCCAAAGGGTAAAGAAGAAGACTACTGGATAGTTCTGGATAAAGATGGCGAAGTAAGGGCTTACTCATCTTCTGCGGTAGATGAAAAGCGCAAAAAACTTCTTGATAATTTTAATCAACAAGGAGAAAACCCTTTTAATGGGAAAAAATCACCACTATCTATAGATGACGTAGATATGCAGGATGCACTACGTAGCGCGCTTGGTGACGAAAAAATGAAAATCATTGCGGCATTAGAGACATGGTATGTAGAAGACAGAAACGAAGTTTTTCAAATAAATACACGCGGCGGCCATAGGCGAAGAGGCATTGCTGCTGAAATGTTTAATACCCACCGTGAGGTTTTTCCAGAAAGAGACCTTCAGCATAGCGACGCACTGAGCGAAGATGGAAAAGCATTTTCTGCAGCCACTCCCTCGTCGGGAAGACTCTCTAGCGGTGCAGCTAGGCGCTATAACGCACAAAATATCTACGACGAATCAGCGGACTATAACGACAAGCGCAACCCGTCAGAACTTCTAGAAACTTCTCGGGACGGCAAAGAGTATTCTTCTATTCGTTTTAACGGCGATGGATATGACATAAAAACTTCTCAATCAGAAGATGGTTTTTCTGTATTTATCGAGGACGAAAGCGGACAAATCGCAAGCCTTACATTTTCCGAACCCCCGACAGGAGAAGCAACTAAGCTTCTTTCTTACAATGCAAGCAAGGAATCGCAAAAAGCAGGAGTCCTAGAAGCCCTTCTTGACCATGTTCTTATCAAAAACCCAGATACAAACATTACTTCCAGTGCAGAAACTAGAAGATGGTTTAATTATGTAAACAACGGAACAGCGGATTACGGAGCAAAAGGATTCAGAAAATATGGCTTCTTTGCAAAATATAGTGACGGTGAAGACGTTCTTCGTGATGGTGACTACACTTTTGAGTCTGACCTTTTATTAAAAACGTCAAACGTCTCTTCCTCACCGGTAGTGGAGGAAGGCTTTACTCCAAAAGAATACATATGGACAGGTCAAGTTTTTAAAATTGGCAACGAATCGATAGTTTTTGGAGCCCATGAACAGGCCGAGTTTGGTGATGGAATAAAAAAACTGCCGCTCAACCCTTTTGAAATACTTAAACTCGACCCCTCTTCCGCAGAAGGAAGAAAAGCAGCACAAAAATGGTATTCAGCGGTTCATGGTGCAGATGTTTCTGTACTTGCGGAAAGTAGCGACTTCAACGCTTCAAGCTATGTAAGCGCCCTTCTTTATGCGGCATCAAAAGGCGATAAAGACGCACAAAAAGAATTTGATGAATTTGCAAAATACAGCGACTCGCTTCTGGAAAAACTAGACAGCAAGCTCCCCGCAGTAGACAATCCAGAAAAAGCTCTTTCTCTTGATGCACGAATGATTCATCAAACTTCCTATAAACCGACAATAGATGAAAAAGGTTATTTAGTTCTTCGTCCATTGGAAGACTTTCCACAAACCGCCAAAGACGGCACAGAAGTTACGGTTAATAGAACAACACTTCATTTTGCTGTAAACCATCTAGCTGAAGGACACTTGTTTAGAAAGGAAACAGAAGGCGAGTCTTACGTAGTTATTGCACCGCTGGATTCCTTCATTAAGGAAAACCCAGACAGTTTAGAAAACTTTAATATAGTTGATACTGCGGCATCGCCGCCACCAGGAGATGGGCTGCGTTTTCCTCCAGGCAGTTACAAATTGGTAGAAATAAAAAAGGGCGAAGACGGGCGCAAAAAAGTAGAAGATATATTGAGGGCCGACGGCATAGATGTGCTGGTCGGAGGAGAGCGCAATTCTGGAACGCCGGGAGCAGATAATGCTGGAAGAATCAGGGCACAAATGCTTGGCGTTTCTCCAAATGTTGCGTCCGACTTGACGCTAGCAAATCTAGAACAGGTAAATCGTACACACATCTCCGCCGAAAGACGGTATGCAGACGTTCCATCCAGTACGTCATTCTTTCAAGAAGCAAGCAAAAACGCATTACTTAGAATAGCCAACAGAAAAGAAAACACTTGGGTTTCTACGTCTAGAAAATTAAAAGACGACGATTCACTATCTGGTTCATCGGCAAGACTGGCTAGCGGCAGGGCACCAAGATACCCACGCGAACCAACGCTTGGTGCTTTCCTTGAAGGAGCGCAAGAAAGATTTGATGGCGTTAATTCTTGGGAAGAGTTCAGGGAACGCTATGCCGAAACCGAAATGGTATTTCTTGACTACGAAACAACTGGATTAGATTTCGACGAATTCGGTAAAGCAACCACAAACGGCAACCCGACACAAATTGGTCTTGTGAGAATGAGGAACGGCAAAGAGATAGGCCGCTTAAATCTTTTCATGAATCCCGAACAGCCTCTTGGTGAATGGTCTTTAGCAAACCTTAAAGATGCAGACGGTAGCCCAATAACCAACGAATGGCTTGCTACGCAAATGCCAATGGCGGAAGCTCATAGACAAGTTGCTGAGTTTATTGGACCAGACGCAATCATTGGTGTACAGAATGCAACGTTTGACAAAAGGGTGCTTGAAGACGCGTTAGAAAGAGAAGGAATAGATTGGCGTCCTTCTGGCTATCTTGACACGAGAGATATAAGCGCAATGACTTTGCCTGTATGGAGTGAAGAAAGCCCGGAAGGCCCATACATAATCGATAGAGATGGAAATAAGAAACCATCCAGCAGTCTTGCTGCAATAACCGAATATTTGGATGTTGAATTAGGTGAGGGTCACCACAACGCCGATGCTGACGCTTTTGCAACCAGTCAGGTTATGCAGAAGATAATCGATAGAGCGATTGAAAACGGATGGTCTACTGACGTCTTGGATAAAGAAAAAAGAGACGCAAAGCTAAAAGCCGACAACGATAAATTTAACGCAGATGTAGAAAAGTTTGAATCAGACAAAGAGTCTTTTGTTGCAGCCCAAAAAGAAGAGGGAAGTGCAAGGCTTTCTTCTGGTCGCAATCAAGTGGTCACTATCGGGCCAGTAAAAAAAGGTAGAACACCTAAAAAAATACAAGTACGGTCAGAAGATTTACTAAGCTCACGAGAATATTCCCCAGAAAATATTTCGCAAGATGAAGCATTTTATTTAATATCTGAATTAAATGACAAGGCAAGACCAGGGGAGCCAAGATGGAGACTTCCATCATCTGAAGAACTTATTGCAATATTCAAAAAAAATAAAAATAATCGGGAAAAAATTCGTATTGGTGATTACCTTACAGATGAGTTCGACGGTTCCGATGAAAATGGGCCCTGGGTCAGAACAGTCAACATGTATACGGGAGCAGTAGGACGTCAACGTAGTTACAATTCGGAACACGTGCTTCTCGTTAGTGATAGTCTCCCAAAAAAGGATGATTCAAAATTTGCCGGACCGCCAACAACCAGAAAGCTTAATGCGTTCATAAAAGATAGCGGAATATCTGTAACCAAGATGACTCAAGACAATGAAGGGTCGGTGTCATTTACGATTCCATTGAAGGGAGAAAACGATGACGATGATGCTGCCGACTTCGTTGGTAAACTTGATTCTTGGGCTCGCGATAGGCAACTTGTCGTAAACAGCGAAAACGACTATCCCGAGGATTTTGATTGGAGAACACCACTTGAAACCCAAGAAGAGATAAGAGCAAATCGTACCGGTTTAAATATTCGAGTCTACGACCGTCTTGCTTCTGGCGCAAATGTAGTTGAAGCATTTAATGAACCCACAGAAGTAACTCAGCAAGAAGCCGCCGACATAGGCCTAACTAGAGAGTCTTTAACAGGTAAAAAAGTTGCCGAGAGAATAATTAAAAAAATAGAAGAAACGACAGGAAAAGAACTAACAAAACAACAGAAATATTCTATTGAAGATGCTATTCCCGGCTTGACCAGAGAAATTGCTGGGAAAACACTACTTGACGTTGAAGTGGACGATGCGTTTTCCGAAACCGGAAAACAGCTACTTGAATCAATATCGATTGATATTGCTTCAGACGGAATTCCTTTTGTATCCGCCGACCCAATACCTCAACTAGCAGAACAGATACCAGACAAGCGCGACTGGCGCACGGTCGAATTACCAAAACGAGACGACATTGTTTCAATACTTGACGAAGCAATGAATGACGTCGTTGTTTTCAATGGTTCCGTATGGAAAGATTCCGACGGAAACATTATTGCAAGAAAAATATACAAAAACGACGCTTCTACTTTAGAATTTGAAAACGACGAGGCGAGGGAAAGATTCCCCCTGTTGGAAATGTTGGCTCCAAAAGGATTTGTCATCAGGGGCGACAGTATTAGTTTGCCAGCATTAACTCAAGACACATTGCCGGAACCGTATCTTGAAGCGTGGAAAAAACATAGCAAGTTTGTTAGGGAACTTACGCGCCGTGCGGGCGAACTAATGGGTGACGAGGAGTTTTTTCTTCCAGGTTCAAGAATCAGCCACAGCACGGATACATATCTTCGTGGCTACATAGGTGGAATAACTGACCCGCATAAATTCAATATGGGACTCTATGGCAAGGCACTTCAAGACACCCATGACCTATTCGGACATCTCGGAACCGGTAGAGCTTTTGACCGCCATGGAGAATGGGCAAACGACCTTGCCATGATGTCCCTTGCGGACCACCCAGACTCACCTCTAACGCCTCAAGAAAAAATAGTCGTTAAGCATCTTCATTACATGATGTACTCCGCCGAACGAATGCTCAGGGTTGGCAGACTTGACGAGTACGACCTAAATATGAATGAAACAATGGGCTACCGTAATCGACCAAGAACCGTATTCAATATTGAAGGCGTATCTGACTCCGAAACGCGTATATATGCTGGTGATTTTAATTCAGTTCTTAAGAAGCTTGATGCAGCATCTACTAGTGGACGACTGTCTTCTGGAAGCAAGCCAATTTATGAAGCCAACGAAGAAGATATTGAATTAGCTCTTGCGCACGATATTTTGGGAAAGAACGACCGTCTTTCCTCTGGCAGACAGCGCGAAATGATACCTATGAACGTTCCGTCAAAGAGGGAGCAAGAAGGCCCCAACGCTTCCGGTTACGGGACACAGGGTTCCTCAGGAAAAATAGTTCGCAGAGATTCTTCAACATGGCTTGCAGACCTTAACTCTGATGAAATATCTAAGGTTATTATTCCAACAAATGCTGAAGAGTATTTTGAGATGTGGGCTGATGATATTGCTGGACCAACATGGCGCACCGATAAAAATCGCGAAACGTTCATTAGGAACTACTATGCGGAGCTACAAAAAGACTCAACCAATATTCCTGTTGATTATTCTCCAGAATCAATAGCTGCTACACAAAAATTAGTAAAAGACCTGCTGGATTCCTCTCCTTCTGTTATGTGGGTAATGCAAAACTTCGGAGCACCATTGATTGTTCCGTTTACTCGCGAAGGAATGGATGCCTACGAAAACAGCCCAGACATGAAGGAACGTCTTGCCCTTCTTGCTAAGCAGCGCGGAACGGAGAAAATACCATTCATAAGCGGCCTTGCTAACCGTTCCCTGGGTTCTATAGGAATTTCCCCTCGAGCATTAATCGACAGAGAGTCGCTACTTAATGACGACAAGGATGTTTATCCAATAAGTTTTGACCCAGACCGGGTTCCAGCACCGCGAGACGCTCATATCGACAGGTCCCTAGAAGGAACACTTGTTCACGAGTTCGGACACTGGATACATCACAGAGCACTTTGGGATACGGAAACAAACGGCGCATCAGGAAAAATGCGCTCATATTACGGAACCGGAAAACTCTCTGACCCAAGATACGTGGCTTCACTTGATGTTGCAGAAGAATATGGTGACTACGAAACTGACGACAAGAGAATAGAAATCTATTCGCAGTTCATCGACCTCACAGGGAGAAGCCCTGAAGAAATGTTCAGAGCCCACCCCGACGAGCCTCTCTTATCCACCTCTTACGGAAACATAAACAAAAGAGAGGCTATGGCGGAAGCCTTTGTTGCAATAATGCATCCAAACAAGGAAATGCCAGAAAAGACTCTAAGCAAGAAACTTAGAAAAGATATTTATACACTAATTGGCGTTGATGAAAAGGACCTTCCGTGGAGCGATTCTGAAGCTGGCTCAGAAAACCGTCTTTCTTCGGGTGCCAAAAAGGGCAAACGTAAAACAATTTTCTCAAGATTTAGAAAAGAAGAAACCGAAGAAGAAACCGTTGAGGAAAAGAGTAAGCCTCCAGTGGTGGAGAGGCCTGAAGGTCTTGTTTCGTTCGCTCCTGAACCATCTGAAGAATTACTCAAAGCCTCACCGGTACCCGATGAACAAACTTTAAGGGACGAAGTATTGAAAGATGTACAAGCCTTGGCTTTAGAGTTTGATTCTTTCCAAGAGCTAAGCGGTACTCCATCTAACGCAAAAGCCTCTGCAATTGCTAAAATAACAATTGCAGCAAACCTCTCTCGCTCAGTAGATTTTGACGTTCAAGAATTTATTAACGTTTTTGCTACAGACAAAGCAGGTCACGGCTTTCATACCACGGAGACTTTTGCAGCAGTACAAAGACTGTATAAAACTTTAGAAAACTTGCCGGTCGATGCTACAAGCACAGAAAGAAGAGCAGCCGCTAGAGCTGCCTTTGATACAAAAAGCGGACGTGTTATTGCAGCGAAAATACATGACGACATTCTTGGTCGAGCACGGTATTACGACGAAATATTGGACAAATTAGAAACAGAAGAGTTTGGTGAACTTTTTGGTTCTTCATCTTTTGCTGAATTAATGGCTACAGATGGCGGCATGAGGTCACTTTTTACTCCTTATTTGATGACAAAACTTGGAACTGACGATATTAGAAGAGAGTTTCTAGATGAGTTAATTCCACGACGCGGGCTTTTAAATAATCTTATTGCCGAAATTAAAGAAAACGAAGGCAAGGCTTTTGGACTCGCTAAAATAGGTGAACCTAATCCCAAAACAGGCGAGCAAGGGTATGAACTAATTTCATTATTGGGTCGCGGAGTAAGCAGTAAGGTAATAGATGCAATGGCGTCTCTTGACGTTAACGATGAAGATTACCTTGAAAAACTTTCGGATATTATGCCCGAGTTTAAAAATCAGCTCACGTTAGAAAAGTTAAAAGAAATAATAAAATCAGGACTAGTTAAAGTTGATAGTTCAAGCATTGATTCGCCAGAAGTTCAAAAAGCACTAAAAGAACACCTGTTGAGAAACGTACGTTCTAGGGCTGGAAATTATGAGTCGAAACTAGAAAGTTACACAAAGGAGACAGGGGTTGTGTTCTTTGATGTGGAAACCACTGAAGGAAAACGCATTGTTCGAGAAGCCCTAGTTTCTGACCTTATTCATACTTGGGCCATATCTGCCAATAACGCAAACCCCGTTGCTCTTGCAATACAGCACGAAATAAGAAAAATGTTTGGCTTGGACGAAGCCGTTGGCTGGTCGACGTCGCCTCTTCGGGCTCGACGTCTAGATGAAAAAGAAGGCATGCCGGCCCATGAGTTCGACGGAGCCCCCGAACTAATCGATGCACAAGTAGCAATGATTAGACCTATTCTCCAAAAAATATACGATTCCACTCAGCTGTATTACAAAACCAAGGGAATTACGCACATTCCTGCATATAGAGGATTTACGCAATCAGACACTCGGTTGCTGGCGGGCGAGATTGAGTCAATGGACACCACAATGAGACCTTTGTCTTCGTGGGCCACAAGTATGGACGTTGCTCGCTCATTCAGTAGTACATACAGCACCGCCGGCACGGGCACTCCTACGTTGATTAAAACTTTTGTACCAGTCGAGGACGTGTTTTCTAATGCTTTAACCGGTTTTGGATGTCTAAATGAAGATGAGGTTGTTCTTTTCGGTAAACCAATGAGGGTCTTGGCTGTACGCACGGACGCTATTCAGCCAGAAAGTGTGGGCAGCATGGAGAAACCATCATTGTTGGAAAAATTAAAAAATGTAAATATCGCTAATATTGATAAAGCGTTTGAAAGTATCACACAAAGAAGAGAAACTATTTTCGAGAACTCCGACACAATAGAAGAACTCTTTAATTCTGGCTCAGACATAAGAGGCATGGATTTAAGCAATACTTTACTTGAAGGTAAAAAATTGGCTGGAGCAAATCTATCTGGAGCAAATATGCAGTTTTCAGTAATGAGAGAGATAGACCTGAGTAATTCAGACTTGACTGGCGCGGTCATGGAAGACGCCATCCTATTTAAGGCAAATCTCAGTGGAGCAAACATGTCGGAAACCGAACTTGCTCGCGCAGACCTATACATGGCAGACCTGAGCGGGGCAAACCTGACTGAAGCCAGCATGATTAAAGCAAACATTAATGATACAAACCTTACCGAAGCAAACCTAACCAGAGCAAACATGAGCCAGTCCGTGATGACCAATGCAGACCTGACCAGGGCAAACCTAGAATACGCAAACCTAGAAATGGCAAACATGTTTCAGGCAATCCTTGAAGGTGCAAACCTAAAGCTTGCAAGATTGATTGGCGCGCAAATGTCTGATACAAACTTAAAGAATGCAGACTTCACTGGTGCAAATCTGACTGGTGCAAATCTTCTTGGCGCGGACCTTAGGGGCGCAGACTTGTCTAAAGCAATTCTTACAAACATAACACTTTTCAGAGGTGCTAACTTGGAGGGCGCAAACCTGTCTGGGGCGAACCTTGAGGGAGTGGACCTAACTGACGTAAACTTAACCGGGGCAAACCTGGAAGGAGCAAACCTGTCTGGAGCACGCATTTCTAATGCAAACCTGACTGGTGCAAACCTTACTGGAGCAATCATGCCCGATGGAAACGTCATGACCAATGACCAGCCCGTCGAATCAGTTCAAAAACTTTCTTCAGGCAAGAAATCTCATACTCCAGAATGGAAAACAGTTGAAGAGATTGTTGATTTCGAAGTTCTTGGAGCGTCTCCAGACGATAGTGAAGAAGACAGGGACGACATAGTTAAAGAGTCTGTTGGCGGAGACTGGATGCAATGGGACCCATGTCGCGAAATAAGAACAGCAGCATATGAACTTGCCGGAATAGACGAGTACTCGGAGAGAGACCCGAATATTAGCCAAAGCGGTGGATTTTTTGGAAACTCAAAATTTCAAACAACAGTGTCTCCCGAAAAGAGAACCGAGCAAGCACGCTACCTAATGGCGAGTGTTGTTGATTCTTTGATTAATGGCAGAAAATATGATAGACAACCCTATCTATATAGAGCCATGATGTTTTCTTCACCAGAAGAAGGAAAACAGTTCTTTGATGCAATGCAGGTTGGTAGTCAGGTGGATATCCCTCTACTTGCTTTTGTTGAAATTGGACCATCTCCTAGAGGAGACCATTTCTTGACCAGGTTCGGCAGCGATGCCCTTTTGGTGTTGGAGGACTTCCCTGGTTCTTATCAAACTGGAGGAACGTTTGAACCGGTTTTCTCCAATAGACACGAAAGCGACACTCTCTACAACATCAACGAATTTGCAGAAGCGATACTGGCTGATGTAGAAAATGGAGAAGTAGATGAAGATAACGCTGATTATGATAAAGAGTTTGCTGACAAACTAATTAAGCTTGTCGAAGACTATAGAGAAGCCAAAACCCCACTAGAGAAGTCAAACATAAAAATAGACATAGAAGAAGCGCTAGATGAAGTCGGAAACGAAACCATCCAACGTGAATGGCAAGGCGAGCCGCTACCTGAAGACCATGAAGAGTATTACGATGCTATGGATGACGAGGACGCTGGAATGACTCCACGAGAGTTTGTTTCCGGAGGCAGACTTGAAGTAGTGAGCGTGAAGCCAGATGAGTCAAAGGCCTACAGGCAAATAATCACACTTCGTCAAGTTGGTGCTTTTGACCCACAAGAAAAGGGTGCTTTGGTTATCAAAACCGACGGAGAAAACAACACGAGATTGTCTTCTGGTAAAAAACCGGTTAAAAAAGCGAAACCAAAGAGCGTTCAGCTTCATGACGACGAATTTGAGAAAAAGTTTAATCAAAAAGTCCCCGACGGAGAGGGTGACTGCTTTAGTGAAGCAATACAGCAGGCTAGAAAACTGGCCGATGCCTACGACAAGGTAAAAATAGTACACGGCTATCCTCTTGGTACCGGAGGAGAAGCAGAGGGGCTTAGATTCCCTCATGCCTGGACCGAATTTGAGAGAGATGGTCTTGTGTGGGTCAGAGATTACTCAAACGGCAATAGGGTAGAGTTTCCACAGATTCTCTACTACGGCATTGGAAATATTGAAGAAGCAGACGTGCTTAGGTACGACATTGAAGAAGCAGAAGCAAACATGTTAGAAAGTCAACACTATGGCCCTTGGTAAAAAAGACGAACAGAAAAAAGTTTTTAGCTTAGAACTGGACCAAATAGGAGCCAGGGGTTTGCCTACTGCAAAAATACGCACAACCGGGAAAAATAAATCAAAGCCCGAACCGGAAGAGAGCAAACCCTCTTTCCTGGATATCCCGTCCTTAAATACTCCGATGCCATCCAGATATGTCAAGCCACTCAAGACCCGAAAGAAAAAAGATGGCGACGAATAGAGTAAACATTGACGATTCTCAAGAGAATGCCGACTGGGCCAAGTATCGCCAAATCGACATTCCTGGAGTAGAGAGCATCTACGATGTGCTTAGATTCGTAGGGATTGACTTCAGTGGGGAAGACGGCTCACAAGTAATCGTTGACTTCGCAAAATCCCATCCATGGCTTTACACGTTAAACGCCGAAACTGCATGGATAATAGGTGAAGCGGAAAAAGCGATTAAAGAAAATGAAAAATGAGAGACCATAAAAATTCCCCAGATTCACCAGCATGGGTCGAAGAGGCTGCATCTGTTTTTACAGAAGGAGCGCCTGATGTTCTTGAAAAAACAGCAAAGATGTCCTACACAAAACCAGATGTTCGTGAACGTATAAAGAACAGAATCATGGCTGGCTCAAAAGGCGGCAAGCCTGGACAGTGGAGCGCACGCAAGGCTCAATTACTGGCCATGGAGTACCGGAAGGCTGGTGGAGGCTATAAAGGAGCCCCACGTAAGGCACAGCGCTCATTAAAGACGTGGACTCGCGAGAAGTGGAGCACGTCAGATGGCAAGCCAGCGATACGCAAGGGCGGAACTCGTAGGTATCTTCCAGCAAAAGCGTGGGCAAAACTGACGCCAGCACAAAGAGCTGCGACAAACAGGAAGAAAATACTTGGCAGCCGAAAAGGTAGCCAGTTTGTTTCAAACACTGAAGCTGCTAAAAAAGCAAGAAAAAGACAATAAGGTATTCCTATGCCATCACGTTTTGATGAAAACAACGAAGAGTACTTAAGTCTCTTATCTCAATACGAAAGATACGTGCAGCACAGCGTTGGGACATACGAAGACTTTGATGACTGGCTAGAAATAAGCTATGGTTCTTCAAGAAAAAAAGCACTTAAAAGAAACACCAAGAATCACAAAGACAAGGACTCCTAACATGACCTTCCCTGGAATAGATGCAGACATAAAACTCCTTGCTGACCTAAACGCCCTTGACTCAAAAAGAAATCATGACGGAGAAGAAAGAGGGCTTGATTTGATAGCCGCTTTAGAACACTCCTATAGGAATGCTAAAAAAGAAGCCGAAACAGAAGACTAGTTTTTCGAGGACTTCTTCGGTGCGCTTTTTTGAGGTGTCGAAAGCTCTTTAACGAGGTCTTTCATCTCTGCCTCATAAATCGCATTGAACTCTTCGGCATGACGTGCCTTGAGAACCATATGAGCCCTTCGACGTGCTTCCTGCCGGACCGAGTTGCGCATCTGTGATTCGGCCTTTTGTTCAGGACTGTGCTTAGGCCGACCTCGGTTGATTCCCTTTTCGCGAAGCTTGCTATATTCTGACATTATTGACTCCCAGTTTTATGTAGGTGGATGGGTAAGGAAATCATAAACAAGGTTTTGGTTTTTTGCAACATATTTCAAACATTTTTTAAAAATATATATCTATGTAAGCTTGGACAAAACAAAACACCCAGCCTTTGAGGAAATCTCGCCAGCTGGGTGTTCTATTGGTTCTGTAAACCGTTCTCAGGCGCTCAGTGCGCCCATGAGCGGACTAAAACGGGTCTGAGTCAATTTCCTCAAGAAGACCGCCAGCAGGTACCTTTGCGGTATTTGGGCGGGTTCTGCGCTGCTGGTCTGATTGTCCACGAGGAGCTGCCGACTGGGCATTCTCGCTTCGCTGACGACGCTCAATTGTCTCAAGTGACTTTGTTGAAATAGCAACTTCTTCTGCTACGAGTTCAACTGCTGAACGCTTGATGCCTTCTTTGTCTTCGTATGAACGCTGCTCTAGGCGGCCGTACACGATGACGCCAATTCCCTTTTCGAGAGTGCGAGCTGAGTTCTCAGCCAAGTAACGCCAAGCGGCGATGTTGAAGTAGCTTGTCTTCTCTTGCTTCTCTCCAGCCTGGTCGTACCAAACATGGGTTGATGCTACGGAAAAGCTCAGTTTTGCTTGTCCTGATGTTGTGTAGGTGAGTTCGGGGTCTGCTGTCAGGTTCCCGACCACTGTAATTGGGGCCAAATTCATGGGTTATCTCTTTTCTATATGGTTGCCTTCGGAATGGGTCATTCCTGGACAAGCACACGATACACGTCCTGCGCTAGTATGTCAACCATGAATTCAAAAAACGGAACAGAACTTCGACTCTCCCTCATAGACCTATTTGCCGAAACAATATCTAACTTTATGGGGCTAGAATCAGATAGTCTGGAAGAGGCTCGTGAAACGCAAATGGCTGCTGAAGACATTTCTGAACTGATAGCAGGAATGCTTGGATTAGCTGTTGATGATGGCCTCAATGAAAAGGGTGAAATGAGCGTAACGATGAGCCGTGAAACACCCGAAGAATATCAATTAGTAGCAGGATAATGAAGGAATCATTCGATATCCCAGCTCGGTCTTTTGACTTCAAAAAAGACTTAGAGTTTGGGTTACAAAGCGAAAAAGAGATAGAGGGGTTTCTTGATGATTTGTCTAACGGTTCCTTTGAGGTAAAAACAGACCGTTACCGAAACGGAAGAATGGTTATAGAAACTGACCAGAACCCCAGAGCAATAACAGACGCAGACGGAAATAGAATCTGGCACAAAAGTGGCATAAACGTAACTACAGCCAAATGGTGGGTCTACGTTTTTTCTCCGTCGCAGGGTTTTGTTGTTGTGGATGTTGCTCGCGTGAAAAGATACCTACGAGCAAACCATGAAACATTCAATGAGTCGACCAAGATAAATCTTGGCGGAAACGACAACCCTGCTCGTGGTTTTCTTCTAATGAAAGAACACGTTCAGGATTTGCTAATCAATCAAATCTACGACTAGATTAAAAGATATCAAGACACGAAAGCAGTATTAAAAAAATGACAACAGAACTAAACGCAAACACTTTTGATGAATTTATCCAAAGCGCAGATAAACCAGTCATTGTTGACTTTTGGGCACCCTGGTGTGGGCCTTGCAGGATAATTGCACCACTCATCGATGAACTGTCAACAGAAATGGCCGAAGAAGTAATATTTGCAAAAATGGACATAGAAGAGTTTCCAGAATTTGGCAAGCGATACTCCGTAATGTCAATTCCTGCTTTTGCAATGTTTAAAGACGGCGTATTCGGCGGACTAGTTCCTTCGAGGGGCGGTTACAGCAAAAGCCGCTTAACAGAAAACATTCGAATAGCCATCGCTCTTTAGCCACAAAAAGCGATGGCTGGAGTATCCCCTCACTCTTATAAAGTGTAGAAAGGGTAGATGGTGACACGCGAGTTCAAATCTCGCCTCCAGCACAAAGAAGGAATTATGAAAAAATTAACAGATTACGAAAAACTAGTACTACACATATCGCGAGAGCTTCACGACCGTCTGGTATTGGTGTCGGAAAAAGAAAAACTATCAGTAGGCTCGCTTCTCAGAAAAGCAATACACGAGTACCTAGATAAAAACAGCAATCAAAAATAAAAGGGAATAAAAAATGGAAATGCCTGACCTGCCACCAGAGCAAAAACGCGAAGAAGAGCGCAGGGCTCTAAATTTTTGGATTGACCATTGCCACGGTCTTGAAGAAAAACTTTCGCAAACAAAAACGGAAATAGCTCAATTAAAAAGTCTTCTCAAAATTTGGATGCCTGAAGTAATGAGTGCACGCTCGCAAGACTACTGGGCCGCCGGATGGCTTGACACTCTCGATACGGAACTCCCTAAGATGGATTCAGACATACACGACGCAGCAATAATTCTTGGAGAAATCCCTACCTACTGGGATGGAAATAGTGACCCCGAAAAACATGCAACTTGGCGAACATACTCACCCCCATCGAAAGCACTATGAAAGGTAAAAATGCCAAACAATAAAGGAACCATAGGAAAATTTACACAAGCAGGAATTGATAACGATGTCGTTTACGTCATATGGCATACGTCAGACCCAGCAGAAAGATGGTTTGTAACAATCGAAGAAACCAAAGAGCGAGCAATTCTAAAGTCACTAATTGACAGGCGACCACACCCTGCAAATCACGGCTATACCCAGGATGCATGGGCATACGAAATAGTCAACGAAAAAACATGGCTACGAATGAACGCCGGAGGACTGCCAATCCCGCCTAAATCTGTGATGTCTAATCCAAGCACGCATAAATAAAAAGAAAGAAAGAAAAAAAACAATGAGTAAAACAAAATTTACCCACACCACTTATAATGAATGGGAAACCGGCAGGTACAAACTTGGACCTATCCCTAAATCTCCAGAAAAACAAATTGAATTACTAGAGTATGCCGTTTTTGAAATGTTTGAATGGCTTATGGACGAGCTTGGAATGGATAACCCAGCAAGCGTGGCGGACCGTTTGGCAGACCAGGTAAACCATATTGCTTTCATGGCACATCAGAAATGTTGCGCGCTTTAGGAATTAAACCAGCCTAAAACGGGCCCTTAGCTCAGTTGGTTAGAGCGCCGGACTCATAATCCGTCAGTCCTGGGTTCAAGTCCCAGAGGGCCCACTAGAAAGATAATAGAAACATAGGAACATGGAAGAACAATACACAAAGCAAGACTTGTTTGACGATATGGAATATCTTAGAAAAGCAAACTTGATTGAAATAAAAGGCATGAACGAAGACGGAGAATGGCTGTGGGGACCAACTGCCGAAAGTCTAAATATGTCAGAAGAACATATAATGAAAATAATCGATGGTTGGATTGAAGAAGAAGATGACAAATAGTCCAGTTTACGCATACTCGTTCCCCCCAGAAAATCCGTCCTTTTGTTACCTGCTGTGTTCAACCGCAGAAGTGGACGCATGGGAGGTTGTGGGCACTCTTGACCGACAGATAGCTCAAATTGTTGTTACATCACTAAATCATGCAGCCAACGAGCGTACAAAAAATACCAATCAGACACGGGACCCACGCTCATGAAGGGTTTAATTTTATCTGGCGGCTCTGGAACGAGACTTAGGCCAATAACACACACGAGCGCAAAACAGTTAGTCCCCATTGCCAACAAGCCGATACTTTTTTACGGCATAGAAGACATGGTTAATGCTGGAATAAACGACATTGCAATCATTGTTGGCTCTACGGCGAACGAAGTAATTGAGGCCGTTGGGGACGGTTCGGCTTTTGGTGCAAAAATAACTTACATAACTCAGGGCGCTCCGCTTGGCTTGGCTCATTGCGTATATATCGCTTCAGATTTTCTAGGTGAAGATAATTTCGTCATGTATCTAGGAGACAACATGATTGAGTCCAGTCTTACCTCTTTTGTACTTGACGGTATGGCCGGTTTCGACGCAAAACTTCTTCTGAAAGAAGTCGAAGATGCTAGCCAGTTCGGAGTTGCTGAAATAGGTGATGACGGCCGAATAAAAACATTGGTAGAAAAACCAGCCAACCCAAAATCCAATTTGGCGCTAGTTGGTGTTTACATGTTTTCAAAAGAAATACATCAAAGCATCAAAAAAATCAAAGCCTCACCACGAGGCGAACTTGAGATAACGGACGCCATACAAAACTTAATAGATTCTGGCAGCAGAGTGGCTTACGAGATACTCGATGGCTGGTGGATTGATACTGGCAAAAAAGACCCTCTTCTTGAGTGCAATAGACTCGTTCTTGACGCAATCGAACGAGATATATACGA